ACTCACGTTTTATCGTAGAGATTTTGCCTGTTTTACTCATTGTAATTTAATATTTAGTTATTATTGGTTTATTGTTTTATGCTTTCTTCTAGTGTCTGTCATTATCTTATGACAATTAGCACATCGAACATCACATTTATTTATTTCTTCTATTAATTTTTCAACAGACCAAGAATCTCTTACACCTACAGAAACACAATCTATTTTAGTTCCTCTAACGTGATCAAATTCTAAAACTCTTACATCTGCATTACCACAATCTACACAAGGATGTGTTTTAAAGTGATCTAAAACTACTTCTCTATTTCTAGCTTTGCTTTTATTAACAGAACCAACTCTTATTTTTTTATACTCTTTGTCTTTTCTTTTAGCACTAAAATGTTCTAAATTTTTATCATGTTTTAAATAATAATAGACTGAGCTTAAATTACAACTTAAAAGTTCAGCAATTTCTCTATATTTTTTACCTTCACTTCTAAGTTTGAGTACAGTTTCTTTTTTACTCATATGTAGTTTAATTTAAAAAAATTGGTTTATTTTAGTTGCGTGGCTGGGACTCGAACCCAGGACCTCTAGGTTATGAGCCTAGCAAGCTAACCAACTGCTCTACCACACTATTTGTAGAGTGTTCCAATTGAATGGAATGCAATACTGGAATGAACCCAAATATTCATCACTCTGGTTTGAGAATCATCCCCTCTAGGAGGGAGAGGAGGTGAGGGGACTTTTCTCGGAATTCTTATTATTAGAATTGTGGGATTTCCTCGATCAACACAGTTCTTGATAAATCTTCAATAAATACATCACATCTGTCTTTCATCCAGATTTCGTATCCTGGGAATTTGTTAGCACTTGACATACCTTGAGATTTAGCAAAACCTAAGTGATGACGAGTTCCATCAATATAACCCCATGTCATAGAAGGAGCACCTTTCATACGTACTTCTCTAATGTTATTTACCATTGATCCATCAGACATTGGAGAAACATCAAACACCATAAATACTGGAGTAGATTTTTTGTTTTGTCCAAACTCTAAGTTAGTTTGTGGTAAATCTAATTCTTTTAAGTGAATTAATTCAATACGACCAGTTTCACGTGTAACCATTGCATCAAATGCAAAGTTGTAAGTGATATGTTGTCCTTCACCTTGCATGTATCTGTTTCCAGAATCAGCCATAAAAGTAAGACCAGAATTTAATGCATCATTTTTTAAAGCTTGTTGGAATACATCAAATCCAGCCTCATTAGTGTACATTTTAACTGCTCTATCTTTTACATCCACTCTTCTGTAGAACAAATCTCCAAATACTGAACGCAATAAGTTAGCAGAAAATTCTCCTCTGTTATATTGTACTAAGTTACCATTGTTACGCATTCTGTGGTAAACACCTGCAGATGTACGTTTTACATTTTGTTGAGAACCTCCAGTTTTAACTGTACCTGGTTTAGCCCAAATCATACGTTTAACTTTCAATTCTAACATTGATTTACGCATCCAGAATTCAATAAATGGCTCCCATTTAACATCATTACGAGTTAAAGGTAATTGATTACGTCTTTGTGGTGCATATACTAAAATGTCTAATGGAGTTCCACTTGCATCTTTTAGCATTTTATCATCAGCCCATTCAGTGATTTTGTGCTCATAACCATATGCAGAACCTAAAGATTCAAACATTGTGATTTGCTCACCTAATCTTGGAAGACCTAATAAGTCTTGATCAAACTCTCCTATAGCTGCATCAACTAATTCTAACTCAACTCCTACTTGTAAGAAAGTTCTAGTTACAAAATCTACAGTTGGATTATCTGTAATTAATGTGAATGTGTATAAAAATCCTGCATTCCAAGGAGTTGGATCTTTGATTACATAAAATCTAGGACCATATTGACGAGTACCTACAGAAACGATAGCATTTTTTGAAAATTCATTAGTATCTAATACTAAAGTAAATTCTTGTCCATCAATACCTGGTTTACCATTATCAAGTAAAGCTTGAGTAGTAGCAGTAATATCAATAATTTTAGGGAATTTATAAGGAACAGCAATTTGCCATTTCCAAGAATCACTATTATTATCTATGTAATAAGGTGTAGACTTATTAATCATGTCTAAGAAATCATTGCTATACAATGAACTTTGTGTGTACAAGCTGATGATTTTTTTATCATAGTCAGCAGGTTCAGTAGAGTGAAAAGACTCTAAGTGATTGGAGTCAGTTAGTTTACCTACTGCACGCTTATCCATAGAAGCTACTCTAGCGTAAGTAAAACCAGTTAACCCTGGGATAGTTTGAATACTCATGTTATTATAATTTTTGTGTTAATTAATTGTTTATTGTTTTTTATTGAAACCAAGAACTTGGATTTGTTTTTGAAGTGGATGAAGATTTTTCTTTTGAAACTTGTCTTGCTACTTCTCCAAATAATGAATCTGTTTTTTTAGTTACACCAGTCTTTTGAATGGTTGATAATGTAGGATCTTTTTCTAATATTTTTAAAAGTAATCCCACTTTAACTTTCATGGCATGATTTTCAGGTCTTTTAAGATCTAATATAGTTCTATCAAAATCTGATAATGTTTCTCCTGTAGGAGTTTTCCATTTATCTACCAATAGAAAATCTTGTAACTCATTTACTAACTTAGGATTTAATGGAATACCATCAAACTCTTTTGCTTTCATTTTTTCTGTTAAAATATTTTGTACATTATTAATGTATTGATTTTTAACACCTTGTTTTTGTTGTAACTCTTGTTCAGCTTTAGTTTCAATTTGAGCTAGTTTAGAAGCTTCTTTTTTAACTAATACTTTATGATGTTTAGTTGCAACAGTTTCAAGATCACCATAATTTTGTAGTCTTTCAATTTCTGAATCAATATCTTCATGATCAAAACCTTGATCTGCTAATGCTTGTTTCATTATTGTTTTTTGGTTTGCTTCTGTAGATAAATCCATTTCAGCAAAATTTACAACAGAATTATATGTATTAAAATACTCTTTAGGATCTGCTCCTTTTACAAATATAGCCTCGAATGCATTTTGGTAATCTTCTCCAAATTGTCCTATAAAGTTTTCTACAATTTCTGATGCACCTTTTTTCTTTTCAGAATTAAACTTTTCTAAGAATTGTTCCGGTGTTGATATTGCTTCTTCATCATCGTCATCTTTATTAAAAACTCCAAGTTTATAAAGATCATTTGCTAAAGCACTGAATTGTGTTCCTTCTGGAGCATCGGGTTCCTCTGTATTAGGTTCAGTAGGTTTTGCTTTAACAACTGGAGGGGTGTCAACATCATCATCATCATCATTATCTCCTAAGAAATTAGATATTGCAGATTGAGATTTTGTATTATCATCATCTCCTTCTTCTATAGGTGTAATAGTTTTACCTTTAGGGACTGCTGGGGCTTCAGGAGCTGCAGCTGGAGTTGCTTCTTTAATGATAGGAGTTACATCTTCTGGATTAGAAGTAGATGTTTCTGGTTCAAACAAACCTTGAAGTAATTCTTGGTTTCCCATTCCCATATCCATTGTACCTTGAATGCTAAAAGCATCCATTGATATTTCTGTATTATCAGCCATAATGTAGTTTGTATTTAATAATTTGGTTTTATTTACGTGTAAAAATATAATGTATATATCTTATATCAAAGGAATATATAACTTTATCTAATATTTTTTGTTATAATATAGCATTAAAGTTATATTCCTTTAATAAAGAATTATTATTTAGCCTTGTTTCTCCCTTTAGCATTTTCTTTTGCTACAGCAAGATCATTAGCCATATTTTCTCTAGCTACTGCAATCTTCTCTTGTTCTACAGCCATTTTAGTATCAAACTGTTTATTTTTTGAAGATATATCAGCCATTTTAGATTGATAATCTTTTGCAGCTTTATCTTGTTCATGTGTTAATTTATTCATTTCCATTATATCAGGAACTGCATTTTCATTAACATCTTCTGATCCCACTTTACCAAATCCTGTAGCTTGTATAATAGCAATTTCTTTTCTTGAAATTCTATCTAGATCTTTTTGATAATCATCATGAGCAATTTGTTCTTCATGTTGTTGTGCAGCTTGTTGAATCTGAGCTTGAGCTTGTTCTTTTTGTTGATCAAGAGCTTGTTGTTTTTGTTGCATTTCTTGTTGTTGAATTGCTTGTTGTTGGTCTCTAAGATCTTTAAATACTTTTTTCATCTCTCTCATAGACTTAGTACTGTATAATTCAATAACATCATATATACTTCCACCATTTTGCATAAGAGGTTGTGCAAGTGCTCTGATTTCATTAAACATTTGTGTATCTTCTGGTCTATTTGTAGGAAACACTTTTAAGTCACGAAATTTAAGATCTGTACCATTTACTTGTATAAATGCAGATAAGCCCTCAGATGTAATATATGATAGCGTACTTTGTGGTTTAGAACTTTCTATATATTGTGATGCGTCTATTATTGCTTGATACAATTGTCCTTGTACATATTCGTGCGCTACAAATAAAGGTTCTGTTTGTGAATAAGATTGTTGCATTGCTGTATTAGTACCTGTAGCTGTTTCTGAGGAAGATACATTACCCATACGTTGTTTAGACATACCTACTAATTCCCAACATTCCATTTTAATTTGTTGTGCTAAAGTATATCTAGATTGTATCTCTTGTGTACGTGTTAGATCAAGAGCTGTAAATTGGTTAAATGAACTTGGGGCTTTTAAGTTTTCAGGGCTATCATCAATAAATACTACACCTCTATTACGAGCTTCCATTTCCCACATATCAAGAGCATCTTGTGCATCTCCATCTTTAGGAACAGGTACGTGTCTTAATGACATAAGTTGTACTTTACCAACTTCTTTTTCAAGTAATTTGTATAATTGATTCATACAAACATTATATATTACTTGAAAAGGTTTCATAAGATCTATCAAGCTTTTTGCTTCTGTATTCTTAACTTCATGTGTTGTACCTATAATAGGGCAATAGTTTAAAAGATTAAAAGGTTTAATATGGTAAATATCTGGGCCTATTTTAATTCCTTGATACCATTGGTTAATCCAACCCCATTCAAGAGATTGTTGTGATGGCATAGTACCTGATTTATAATTTTCATCAACAAGTGTTGATTGCTCATTACCCATTTCATCTATATAAATAAGTTTACCTATTTTCTTTTTAGAAATCCAATAGCTTCTTACAACAACATATTTATACCCAAATGAACTTACATTATTAGTAAGGCCTAAAAAGTCTTTAAGTCCATCATTATTTTCTTTCATTTCTGATTCAATCATCATTCTTGTTTGTAAAACAAGTGGATCAAATGTATCATACTGAACAGAGTCTTGACCTTCTGGTGCATTAGGGTTACCAAGGTTAGATTCTCTAACATTAATTAATCCATAATCTTGAAGAGAAGAACGTAAATGATCTATTTCTTCTTTAGTAATATCTGGTATAGCTTCAATAATTTCAGATAGTTCCATAACTTGCACAGTTCCAGCAGCATAAGCTCCTTGAGCTCTACCAGTTGGATCTGATACCCATTTCCTATCAGGAGTAGTAAGGAACCAAGTATTTTTTGGGTTAGCCACTTCAATGTTAAAACCAAGTTTTGAGTTGTCTTCATATATATGATAAAATTCACGAGCACTAATTAACATATCTCTAAATGCATCTTCACCTTTTTCTTTAATATTAAATTCTGCTTTCATGCATGTAAGAATATGGTTAGCCCATTTTTCTGCTACAGAAGTATAACTATCAAGTTGATCTTTAACTTGTTCCATTGACATTTGTTCAAGTTCCTCATCTTCTGGAATCTCTTGCCCGGACATTGTTAATTTTTGTAATATCTTTTCTTTAGCTTGTGCTAATATATATTTTTGAAGAGTTTCTGTTTTAAATTGTAATTCTTCAGCTTGACTATCATCATCAAAAGCTTTCACTCTATATGTATCAGGTCTTTTAGAACACTCACCAATTAATTCATTAATAGGTGTAGTAACAATAGAATAATGTTTTACATATGCAGGAAGGCCTATGTTAGTTTCTAACATGTCTACAAAACTCTTAGTATCAGGTTCTTGGTAGAAATCTTCTGCTCTAAGAATACCTTTTACAAGATCATAATTAGGAACAAATGTATCTCTATTTTTAATATATTCAGCATAAGCTTTGTTAGCAAAATAATCCATTGAATTTTTTATCCAACTTTCATCTTGTTTTTCTTTATCAGTTTTAAACTGATCAGGAAATATATTCAGATAAGCGTATCTGATTGTAGCATCTTTTGTATACCTAATTATTGCCATTATGTAAATAATTTACGTTGTTTGTTATTAAAAATTCCTGAAGATTCAGAAAATAATCTATTTTTTTTCTTTTTTGCATATAAAGAATCAATCCTTATATCTTGTTTCTCTCCCACTCTTCCATATAATGGATCCATTTTCATAGCTAAAGCAATAGCAAGTTCTGCAGCAATAAGTCTATCTGTATTCAGGTCATCATTAAACTGAATGATTTCTTCAAGTAATACAGGGTCTAGTATTTTACTCACTCCTTGTATTTCTTTTATTGTATCCCCATCATCATTAGTTTCTTTATATATAGTTTCTTCCATATATTTTTTCAAGCAACCGTGAAGGAATGTTCTAATTTTTTCTGCTGATCTATGTATTCCATAATCTCTTCTAACAGTAGTGTTTGGAACAATTTCTGTAAGCCATTGTGGTTGTCTTTCTAGATAATGAGCATCTCCTTTAGCTATCATATAATCTATAAAAGATATTTCATCATTTTCACAAAGAGTTCTAGCATTATAATATTTAATTAAAAGTCTAGCTTGTTCTTCCCACACTTCTTTTTTGTCTGGTCTAGCACAATAACTAGCAACAAACATATCTTGGTAATTTTCTCCTGATATAGCATTCATTCTTTTATAAATGTATACAGCTCCAAGAGAACTTGAGTATGCAGATTTACCTTGTCTATATGGATCCACTCCTGCTACATACAAACCATATGGAGGATTTGCAATTGGAAACTCATATATAACAACAGGAGCATCTTTGCTATCCATTTGTTTTAATGGAAAATTAGAAATAGGCATTCTATCTGTAAACTCATGAGCAACAGTACCTTCATTATTATACAAAACAACAGGAGTTCCTGTTTTTTCTAAATGTAACAATCTCTGTTGTTGTCTTTTAGCTGACTCAACATCAAACATATTTTCTTGTGAAGAAAGAAAACATTCCTCTTCTGTTAAAGGAAAATACATTATTTGTTTTAAATATAATGTTCTATCCGGGTTAGCTTTTTTAGCCTCTCTTTCTTTTGTAATAGTAGCTAAAGCTTTTTCTTTATTAGCTACATTAATAATTATATTAGCAAGATCATTATCTTTTGGTAGCTCTATACCTTTTTCTTTAATTAACCATTGATCTAGTGGCATTAGTTCTTTACAATCTTGTCTATATATACCAGATAAAAATAACCCTGTTTTTTTATTTGTAATAGGGTCTTCAATTGCTAAGAAATTATTGGCATCCGGATTATAGAAAAAATTCTCAGCATCTTTACCATGGTCAAATGAACCACCTGTTCCTACAAGAATAGGAACAGCTCTCCAGCCATTCTTACCTTTAAATGCAGGTTCTGCTGCAGCAAAAGCATTAGCAAATCCATATTTTCCCACCTCATCCATAATAAAAGATTTTGCTGTAGTACCAGCTGCCACCTCTGTTTTATTACCATCTTGTGCATTACGAATAACTATATAACTCCATATTTGATCTTCACCATCAGGAGACTTATAGCCCAGTCTTACTTGGTTACTTCTCCAAGTTTTATCAAGGCGTGGAATTTTAATACCACCCCATAAATTATTAAGACCAAAATCAACTTTATCTTTTAATAAAGACAAGTCATTATCGTTACCACAAACAATTACATTCTGTGTATTTTGAAACAATGTAGCATTCATACCAAAATAGGATGCTTCCATTTCACTCTTTCCTCCTTGTCGCCCACCTATTTCAATATACCCTTTTCTTTCCTTCTTGCAATTTTCTAAATGTTCAGCTCTTATCCATTCATTATCACGAAGCTCAGGGAGGCGTTTTACACGTATATCATTACCATATTGATCTACTTCATCAATACGTATCCACCAATGGTTTATATGCCAGTATAGCCACCCTGAGATGTGTACACCATTTACATTAACACCACCTGTACATTTCTCAACTTCCCAATCTATTAATTGCTTAAACTCTTCGGACCCAGGAGGAGGAAGAGTTTTTATATTACTAAAGAATTCTGTAGATTTTATATCCATTATTGCATTCTATGAGGAACATCAGCTGAGCCTCTTGCTTCTTTTTTAGTCACTTCTTTTTCTCTCATACTATCTACTGTTCTTAAAATCTCAGCATAATCTTTAAGAGCTTGTGTTAAGTCTTTTCTTTGAGACTCCTTATTGGCAACTAATGTAGGAATAAGGCCACCTTGTTTAGTTTCTTTATAAGCCATTCTATCAGCTAGTGTAGAATAGGGATTTGCCTCTATATATTCTTTTAGTTCTGAAAGTTGTCTTTCTAAAAACTCCAATTCATATTCTATAAGTAGTGCTTTTTTTACTATTGCCATTATTATATATCGTTTAGATTATATCTTGTTTTAATTTTATCATTTACAAGAGGTAATTCAATATGCCAATGATTCATTTTATCATCATATTCAGTTACATCTTCTTCTTGATTTAAAAAATCTTGCATACCTTCTATATGAGCTAATGTGTATTTTCCTACATTAACTATTTCTGAAAAAGGATTATGAACATCATCATAAGAATTTCCTAATAGATTTTTAACATAATCGTGTCTTATAACATTAAGACTTATTTTTGGTACGTTCATTATGTAGTTATTAAAATGTATTACTATTCTTCGTTATCAAGAATGTGTTCTAAATCCATTCCCTCTTTTATTATTTGTTCAATATCTTCTGAATGAGGTGTATCACTTTCTAGCTCGCTAAGATAATCATTTAATCTATTGAAAAACATTTTATCTGAAAGATTTTCTATAACGGATTCATCTAAGGCTCTAGATAAATGTTTTCCCAAAGATATTTCAGGAATTGTTTGTTTAAGTTTTCTTAGAATAGTTAAACTTCTATCATAATACGTTCTCATAATAATCTATTAATATCTTCTTCAGATAATATATTTTTTTCTGCTATCACTACTTTTTCTACATCACCATCTTCTGAAGTATTTTCAAAATGATATTCCTTTTGTATAGAAATTTTAATAACATCCTGTTCACCTTCTTCGTCAATATAACCTTCTATATCTATAAAATCATACCCGCTTTCATAAACATCTAATAATATTTCCATTAGTTGTTCAATAGGAATTTGTTTTAATTTATTCATTTTTTTCTTTATTAAGGACTGCAGTCCATTTGTTTTCAGGACAAGAACATGATAAGCATTTTGTTTTAGCAGATAATGTACATCCACAACTTGTACAATGTTTATCAGGTCTTATAGACGTATGATTTTTTGAATGAAAAGGGCATGCTTTACATATACTCATTCTATACTTTGACACCTCAAGAATTTGTGCATCTAAATATTGTCCAGGTGTAAGATTGTTAACCCACCCTTCAGCAATCTCTGTTAACTTACTCATCTAATTTTGGTTTTAAAACTTTAATATTATCCAATGTTGTTTGTATTCTCATCTCTGTATTTCTTTTAACAGCTGGAGAAATTGTTTCATCCTCTAACATCTTTGTATACATAGCCATTTGACTATTATATTTATCCATTTGTTTATTGGCTCTTTTTATATTAAAAGAAAATTTACCAAACCCTGATATTTCAATAGAATTACAATAAGCTGTAGCAGCATGAGCTGATTCAAATTGGTGACTAATAACAGCATCAATTGTTTTCTCGGAAACCATTTTAGAAACTAACCTATTAACAGCTATCTTCTTTATAATAAATTCCTTTATTGTCATACTAGCTGGCTTATTCATGAACAATAGATATTGCTAATAATACATCCTTATTAAAATCAAGTGCAATTATTGGGTTTACCTTTATCTTCCCATCCTTCTTAATAAATATACCTATCTTCTTTAACTTAGATATAATATTATTAATCGTAGGAATTGTTGTACTATGTTTAACACAAAATTCTTCCTTTAAATGTTTATAAGAAATATTACCATGTACAGCTGTATAAGAAACTAATTGTATCTCTCTTTCTGACATCCCAAGGGAGTTTATAATCGAGAGTATTGCATAGTATTTCTCTGCAAGGATAAAATTATCTTTAACAGTTTTTTTTAGTTTTTGAATTGTTGCTTCCATAATTTAGTTTTAAAACACAGGACAAAGATATATAAAAAAAATTAATTAATTACAAATTTTTTTTTTGAAATTTTAATTTCGTTTGTATGAACGTGTGGAAGGATCACTTCTATCTCAGACCCCCTGTACAATTTGGCGAGTTTGGGTATCCCCTCAGGCTTTGCTGTTAACAAATACTAATTCTTAAAAATAGAAAAAATGTCAAAAGAAACTACAACAGCAACTGAAGTTGCTACAGAAATTACATTGGATAACAAAATTATCCTAAAAGGTTTAGAAGATTGCGCAAGAATCATTTGCATAAACAATGATAATCCTTACAAGAGCGGTAAACGTAAAGAGGCAGGTAAAACATACTCTTTATTCAGATTGGGAACTATTGTTTTTAATGTTGCTAATGATAGCCCTTTTGTTGCAGACCATAAAGAAGGCATCTTAACTAAAGTTGAATTAAATAAAACTTTAGTTGATAAGAAATCAATTGATGATGAAGGTAATGAAATTGTTGAAAAAGTTTCAGGACTTGAACTTGATTATCATTTGACTAACAAGCAAACGAACTCTTTCAAAGACCAATCTATCATTGATGATGAATTTGAATTGAAACTTGCAAGAATTGCATTCAAACGTGAAGCATTCAAAAACCTTTCTTCTCAACCAATCACAGACGAGTTCCTTGCTCAATTGCTTAATCAATAATACAATACTCACGCCTTGTGTAATAACAGGGCGTGATAATATTGTCACATAACGTGATAATATTGTATATATAAGGGTGGGATATATTATGTCTTTGGGTGGGCTATAATATGAATTAATTTATACCTATATATATAAGGAGTAAATATGCATAGAAATAACAATATAGGGATAATTGTTGTTTCTGTGTATATCTATTTAGCACTATATATATAATAAGGAGAATAATGAATATTTATTCTTTCTTCTGGTAGGGGGTAAAAGTATAATAATTAATAATTATAACGACTAAGTGTATGTTATTATCGATGAAATACATTAGTTAGTGTAAAGTTAGTATACATTTATATAATTTGTTATGTAAATGTGTGAATGAAATAGTAGCAGTGGATACCTCAACTGCAAACAAAAGGTATAAAAACAACGTAAAAAACAAAAAAACAACTAATACATATAGCATTATGAAGAAATTTATCAGTCAAACACCAACAGATAGTAATGGTGATTATACTATCACATACATTGATAACAATGATGTTCTTATTACTAGGAATATGAATCTATTTAATATATAACTATTATGGATGAAGAATATGATTGGGAGAGTGATGAAGATATATTCATTCCCAATATAGGAGATAAATAATAAATTCTTTTAAATGTTACTTTATACTTTAGTAATTAAAGATAAATAAGATACACCTAAAATTGATACATTATTGCAATGTATGATACTAATAGGTCACTATACTTATTAAGCTTGTGAAAAAGTAAGTAATATATAATACAATTACTTGATAGCACTAGATAGTAATGGTTGAATATATGTGCAAATGAGTAATCTCAGCTCATAATAATAAATGAGAATAATAAAAAACTTAACTTTTTCCAAAATGTTGAGGACACCAGTTTCTTTGATGAAAAACACTCTAACTAAATAAGCAATGCTTTGATGTTAGTTTGAATCCTAGGTCTAAAGGGTAACCTATATCAAAGTTTTAGGTGTAAAACACAAACAAATTATTAACTGACTAAATAACAAAATTATGAATGATGTTCAAAAAACAACAATGTTAAATTTTATTGAAGATAATTTAGATAATAATGCTAAAAGAGCATATTTAAAGTTATTACAATATGATGTTGATTCTCAAATAAGAGAAAATGCTATTAGGTTTCAATTTAACATACCTTCAATAATCATACAAGATGATGTAGTAAAATTGTTTGAGCAATTAAATGCTCAATATATTACTTGTAGTATTGAATTGAATTATGGTAATACAGGTGTAACAATGTTTTGTTATAACTTTGGTGTAAAACACAAAATCAATTAAAAATAAACAATATGAGACATATTAGAATCAATAAACTACTTAGATATGGTGATGACTTATCAGTAGAAATAATTAGTGATTTATTAGGGCAACAAGTTAGTTCTAATGATAAATTAGTTCTTAGTAAAGATATTACAGATTATCTTACTATGCCTACAGAAGATTTATTAGATATGAAAGATTATATTCATAGAATATTAAATGAAAGACTTGCTAAGGCTAAAGAAGATTATCTATTATTAGATGAAAAGATAAATACTCCTGATTTATTTAGATTAGAAAGTAAAGAACTAATAGGCTCTTAATTGAGCCTTTTAAAAACATACAACATTATGAAAATATTATTCTGGATATGTGTTATCCTTATTATTATTAACGCTTTAATTACTGATTAAATTATGAAACATATTTTAAATAATGCACCGCTGTATTATCCAAGTGCAAAAGAATGGATGTGGAATTATTGTATATATCTTGGACCATTTACTAATAGTAGAGGAAACAATTATGACCTTGGTATTTATATCAATCATGATAGTATATTTGAATACAGTAATGCTACAGTATATGGTAATGAACCAGGACAATATTCATCAGGTGTAATATATCCAATGATTGATTTTGATAATGAAATATCACAAGAAGTATTACGTAGAGCAAAAGAATTAAATTTAATTAAATTATGATAACAGTTCTTTTAATAATAGTAATATATTGCTCTATAAATTATATAGAAGCATTAGTATTTGATGCAATTAATAAAGATAATGATCACCAAGGACTCAGATTTACACTTTCTTTACTAGTTAGTGCGTTAATTGGTTTGATTTATTATTTAAACATTTAATATAGCATTAAACAGTCATCAGCCCTTTGTGAATAGGTAATATTCTTTTGGTTCCACGTAAATGATGTCTAAATTCAATGGTGGTGTAGAATTTTATTACAATTGCTTTTCACTAACTACGAAAGCACAACTTTAAGCATTTCTTCTTTAATTAGAAGGAATGCTTTTTATATTTAAACAATAACTAAAACATAGAACACATGGTAAATACAGAAAACAATTTTAAAAGATTAGAAGAAATGGTGCTTGTTATGTATAACATATCACCTGAATTTGGAACAACAGAACAATTATCATTAGCTCTTGAAGCTATTATTGAAGAAGATGAGTATTTAATTAAATTAGATACAAAGAAAAGAACTATTAATTGGGATGATTTAATAACATTATGAGAAATTTCTTAATTATATTATTAGTAATGCAAATATTATTAATAATTGTAGGTGTGTGGCAAATTACACAAGGTAAAATAGGTGTGGGATTATACAATATTATACTAAATTTTATGTTTGGTTTGTTTAATTTAAAAACTATTAAAAAATCTTAATAGATGATAACATTATGTGTTATGCTCAATTTTAAGGGCACAAAAAAAGAATATTGCCAGGCATTATTAATATGCTTGGCTTTAGATATGTGTTATATAGTACCAATAATGTGTTAATTAATAAATAAATAAATAATTATGAAAATAGATTATACAGTTAAAGGAACAAAGCTTCCTATTATACCTGAAGGTACAGAATACAGAGTTAGTATTTGGAACTATGACGATAAATCTAGTCAACTTTGTAAAACTAAAAATCATTTTATATCATTTGGTTGGAATCATTATAAAGGATATACATATATACTTTGTGAAAAACCAGAATTTGAAGGTAAAGACTATTACATGGTAAAACTATCAGACATTGAGAAACTAACAGAAACAAAACAAGAAGAAACAATGAAAACAATTACATACATTGATGCTCAAAGAATAGTAGACATTGCTTGTTCTACATGGAAAGCTTTATTATTTAATAGTTGGGGTAAAAATATTGTCTTAAAAAAAGACATTAATATACCTTCAGAAAACTATCAAAATATGAGAAAAGCTTGTACATCTGTACAACATAAACTTTTTGATGAGATATTTGGAGAAGATACACCTCAGTTTAAAATAGGTGATTGGGTGTATATTATTAAAGCTTCAAAGGGTGCATTAATTGCTGAATCTTCTGTAGGTCAAATAACTGAACAACCAAGTAGTAATGGTTTATTTAATTATGAAGATGGTATACACGTAAGCATTGATTTAAAAGTTTGGAATATAGGTTTAAATTCAAAATTAAGACTAGCAACAGAAGAAGAAATTAAAGCTGCTAATGTATTTCCTGATGGAACACCTTGCTTAGTTAAAGATTACACTACTTCATCATGGTATCTTCAATATGCTGATGGTAAAGGAAGTTTTTATAGTAGCGGTAGAAAATATGGAGCTACTATAAATCGGATATACTCAATGAAACTAGATATTGATAACTTACCTGTAAATGAATAATATCATGAAAGAACATATAAAACTGTTAGAGGAACAAAATCAAATTTTAAAAGATTTAAATGATGTAAATAATAAACTTATGGACACATTAAAATCAAAATCATTAATACAAGAACAAATAATTGTATTATTAAAACAAAGATTAAAATTATGCATATAGTAAATGGTAGATGGGTTGATAATTATAGCAACCCAATAGATGAACGTAGTTGTTCACAATTAATAGAGCTTGGTAAAAAAGTACAATCTATATATGGTAAAAATATATCATATGATAGAATAATATTAATAAATCAATTAAATGGTCTTGGAGAAACAGATGAACGTGTTATTTCAAAAATAATTGATGAAGGACATTTAAATAAACTTATTAGTCTTTAGCTCAAAGCTTGCTCAAAGCTCCTAAAAAATTAATTAACAATCAATAACAATTAACTAATTGCTTACAAATTATAACTAAATAACTAAAAATGGTTATAATTTGTAAGCTTAAACTCAAAACTTATGCTTTTATATTGCTTTATTACCTATTTAATATGTCTTGGTATTTTAATAGATGAACATGATCATTTAGATGAATGGTCTTCTCATGATATTATATGTTTTATTCTTTCACCATTTATTGTTCCTATTATTACAGGAATGGCAATTAATAGTAGAAAAAATTATGAATGATAAAATTAAAAGACCAAGAATACCAGCTAGAATTGTAGTTGGACAAGTTGTAGCTTCAACAAATTATAAACAATATAGTTGTTGTAGAGCTCTTACAATATTACAGAGATATAATTCTCTTACATATGAAAGAATTGCTAGATATGTTAAACACGATAATTAAAATTATGGAATATTTTATAATTTATGGAATTGGGTTTCTTTTAGGATGCCTTTGTACAGCAAGTGCTGAAATGATGATTGAAAAAGTTAAATTAACAAAAAAGAAAAAAAATGAAAAAACTTTTTAAAGGTATATTATTATATATGTACTTATTATTATTATTATTATTATTGAATTCTTGTTCTTCTCAATGTAGTAGAACAAAAAGATATTGGGGTAATCATCGTTGTGTTGAGGTTGTAAAACCTCAGCATAACATAACAAATAAACAATATGAGAAAGTTTAGATTTAAAACTGAACAAGAGTTTAGAGCTTGTGGAGAGTGGAAAAACAATTGTCCAGAATATTGGGGATTTGAAATGCTTAAATATTTAGGAAAAGATCTTCCGGATGAATTTACACAAAAATGTATTAATAAAGAAAAATTTTATTATGAATCATGGAGTATTAGACCAGAAGAATATATTGAAACTATTGTAGAATCTAGATTAAATAAAAATTTATTAATTAGTGTTAAAGAAGAACAAGTTAAAGATGTTTTAGAAAAAATAAAATCTTTAGGTAATGAAATTGAATTAAATGCTTTTACCTATACATCAACGTGGTGTTATATTGGTTATGATACTAGAAATGAATATTGGTGTATAGTAAGAAAAAATAAAGATTTTTATGGTGATGGTGCAAGTAAAACATTTGATGAAATAACATTTACAGAATTTATGGGTAAAAGTGCATTATTAAAAGAATTTCCTAAAGAAGGATGTGTTACATTAAATGCATTTTATGATGTTGATAATAGAGTTAGTAAATATTTACAAAAAACTAGAGAATCTACAACAAAATCATCAAAAGATGTTTTATTAGCATGGAATGATAATTCTTATTGGTATTGTCAGTCTTCTGGTAAACCTCATTATGCTTTTTGTGAAATAGAACATTTTCTTAAAGAGCCTGTTAAATCAATAGATTACCCAGAATATTATGAATTTATTGGTAATAATTCTGATTTTACAACAGGTAAAATTTACAAAATAATTAATCCAAAAAATTTAGAACAACCTGAAAATTTTATAGATGATACAGGTACAGAAAATGGATTTTCTGGTATAAATTGTGAAAAATTTAGAATTTCTACATTAGAAGCATGGGAAGATCAGGAAAATAATGTAAAATATGTTAAATGTATTAAAGGTGATAATAGTGAATTTCATAATAAAGTAGATAAAATTTATTTAGTTGACTCATATGATAAGAAAAAAGAATTACTTACATTAGTAGGTTATTCTAACATTATACTATCTATTAATATAGATAAACCTACTCATTATAATGTTACTGATTATACTCGTGCTACTAAAAAAGAGTTTGATATGCAAGAATTAGAAAAAAGTGTTGTTAAAGATATTACTACTATGTATGTTAAAGTGATAGATAAAGGTGAAGCTTACACAACATATCCAAATGCTAATACATTATTTAGTTTAACTAATTATGATAAAGGACAATCACCTGTAAACAATGCAGTGTATAAAGTTGTAAGAACATGTAATATTAATGGTACAGATGGTTATATTATAGAAAAAAATGGTAAACAATATCTTATAGGTCAAAAAGGTTGTACACCTTCTAGTTCTGTAGGTTATTATGTTGATATTGCAATAGAAGAAACAACTAAAAGACCATTTAAAAAAGGTGATTGGGTTATTATTACAACTAAAGGTGCCAGTAATGTTAATGCTGCTATGATAGAAATTGATGGAAAATGTGTAATTTTGCCAGAAAATGATGATAAATATTATACAATGCCTGGAATGACTAAAAGTTGTTCTTGGAATTCCGGAGCAAGGCATTATAGACATGCTACTGAAGATGAAATTAAAGAAGCAATTAAAGAAGCATCAAGTAAATTAAGAGTATATCCATCAATTGAAACATATATGCCTGAAATTCAAGTGGGAGATATTGTAGAAGGTACAAGTAAAGATATGTATGCAATTACATGTAAAGGATGGGTGGGTAAAGTGCTTTCTGTTCATAATAGTGTATTAATAGTAAAAGCATTAGAAGATAATGATAAAGAATATACAGTGGACCCTAAGTATTTTAAAAAAATAGGAATATATATTCCAGAAGAAAAATTAAGCACAGAATCTATTATAATTAAAAAAAAGGTAAAATTGCTTCCTTTAATAGCAGTTAAAAAAAGAACAATAATCTAAAAAAATTAAAATTATGTCAACAGTTAAATCAACAACAACAGGAGTTTCAAAAAGTGAATTTTCAATCGTTAGAGCAATCAGTGCTTTATTTAAATTAGGTAATGATGGTAAGTTAGATTCTTTTGTTAATAGAGTAGTTAAAACTCTTAATAAAGAAGTATTAACACACAAAAAGAATTTAGATACTATGAAATTTAATCATGAGCAAAAACTTGATAGTTTAGCAGATCAATTAGAAGATGCTAATGAAGCTTTAGCTGCATCTTATTTAAATATTGCAGTTGAACAAATTGATAATAATGAAAAACAAACAAGATTTGTAGATGTATATTTACAAAACATTGATGACCATTTAATGGCTGTTAAAACCATTGAAAAAAGAATTGAAGGAATTAAAAAAGATTATATCGGAGAAACTCAAGAAGTTCAAGATGATATTGATAGTCTTAACAAAAGAATTGCAATTATTGCAAAACAATAAATTAAATACTATTCCCTCATATAAGATTCTGTGCTAGAATTAGTGAGGGAATATATTTTAGTGGTCCTACATCCACACACATTAAACTTGTAGGATTGGTCTCTGATGTTAGGGAACACTTGTGAGTTGCAATGAATAAACTTTCAAACAGGCATAAACATTGAAAGCCTTTGTAAATAGATTAATACATCAGTGAAACTCTGTATAAATGTTAAATATTTACATAAATGATACTAATTCTGAATTGACAGGATGTTGGGTGATACATTGTCCGCAGTGTATTGCCATAAATGGAGTAATCCTAGATGTATAGATTCATGTGAGATATGAATAACGAATTGATTTAAGTTTAATCTCCTATATGGCGTACTTAACTATACAAATGAGTTCTCAGCAAGTAGTTTAGAGTAATTGGTGGTAAACAACTAATGAAAGTCCTTTTTAGTACAACTACGTGACCCTACTCTTATTAAGTATCAATTGAAACATTAGAAACTTTGATAGAATATAAGAAAGGGTGCTAATACACTAACAACAAGATTTTGTTAGCTTATATTCCGCTAAATGATAAGTGCTCGTACATGCGAGATTTTTAAACATAGAACACATAGAAACATTTAAAACACAGAAATATGAAAACAATTAGCATGTCACCAACAACTTTTTATTTATTTAAACAAAAAGCAAATGAAATCAGACTATGGTTTGATTATAAAATAACCAAAGGTATTGTATTTGTACAAGCCGATGAACAAGCATTAGAAGAATTAGGTTATTAATTTCTGAATTAGCCCTAGAAATAGGGCTTTTTTATTTAAAATTTAAATATATGAGTACATATGTATTTAGTGATCCACATTTTGGACATGAAAAAATGGCTATAAGAAGAGGATTTAGTTCAGCAGAAGAAATGGATGAACTTATTGTTAAAAACTGGAATAATACTATATCTAAAAGAGATGCTGTATATATTATGGGTGATATAACAATGGAAAAAAATAATTATACTATTCTTGGTAGATTACAAGGACTTATTAATGTTGTTCTTGGTAATCATGATCAAAAACAACATGTAAGAGAAATGTTAAAATATATACATAGTGTGGCAGGTATGGTAGATTATAAAAAAACTGTTATATTTACACATTGTCCTATACATTCTAGTCAATTAGAATTTAGATATAAATATAATATACATGGTCATGTTCATGAAAATAGTCTTGATGATAAGAGATATATAAATGTATGTGCAGAAGTAATAGATTACAAACCAAAATTAATAACAAGTTTAATAACATTATGAGTTTATTACAACAAACAAGAAAAGTAGTATTTAAACAAGATATAGGTGTTGTATCTTTTGTAAATTCTGAAGGAGAATCAAAACACGTATTATATATTAATAAACCAAAAAGTATTAAAAGAGAAGATTTTAAAGAAATAATGGAATCAATGGAAATAAAATTTAAAAAATCAAAATAATGAAAAGATATTTAATATTTTATTATGTAGAAAAAAAAGATGATTGTGTAGATAGTGAAATTATTATTGAAGCAGATGATATAGAAGAAGCAATAAAGTTCTTTAAATCAAGAATAAGAGTGGTAAAACGTATAACAACAATAACAGAATTGCCTTATGGAGAATAAAAAAAGAGTTTATGTTATGGAAGATGGTTACTTAGTTCCAAAACAAGAACCTAAACAAGAATGTAAAGACTGTAACACTTCCTTAGAAGATTGTACTTGTATAGAAGATACTATTGATATGAAAGAAGAAACACTTGAAGAAGCATTATCTGAACATATAAAAGATATAAAATATCCTACTCTAATACAATGTGCTGAATTTGGTGCTAAATGGCAAAAAGAGAACTCCAATATCAATGCTTTAGAATTTGAAATAAAAGCACTAAAATCACTTATACAAGATATGGATGCTACTATAAAATCTAAATATAGTGAGGAAGAAGTTTTAGACTTATTACAAAATTTTGCTAATGACTTATCTGATAATGTAATTAATATTAAATTTTGGTTTGAAAAATTTAAAAACAAATAAGATGAAAGAAACACTTGAAGAAGTTGCTAAAAGATTATATGGAGCATCTTATGAAGCCATAACTAGAGAACAAAGGATAATGCGAACTTGTAAATTAGAAAGTTTTAGAGCTGGCGCTAAATGGCAACAAGAAAATAGTTATAGTGAGGAAGAAGTTTATGAATTATTTCAAAAATATATTTCAACACAAATTCCTTTAGCAAGATTAAGAAAAATATTACATAGAGAATTTAAAGAATGGTTTGAAAAAAATAAAAAGAAATAAAATGAACATAGCAAATGAAATACTATGGGATATGTTTCAAAGGAGTAACTGTACTCAAACAGAGTTCTGTGTAAAACTAGGTTATAGAACGCACACTCCTAATATGTCTCAATGGCTCTCAGGAAACACAGACTTATCTTTAAACCTATTAAAGAAGTTTTGTGATACATTAAACTTTACATTAAAAATAGAATTGGTATGAAATTAAAAGAAAAGTTTACAGAAATACTTTATAAACAATCACATGATGATTCTGAATGTTTAAGAATAAGATTTGAAAACATAGATAAAGTTGTTGATTCACAAAAAGATATAGCAGATGAATTTGCTACTGGTCTTTTAAAGTTTATTGAAGGAACTTATTCTTACAGTAATATATTTGACTATTGGTATTTGCACGCAGATACATCTAAGACCTATACCAAAAAACAATTATTAGAAATTTATAAAAAACAAAAAGGATTATGAAAATAAATTGGTGTAAAATATTAGGGCATAAATGGATTCCTGTTTATATAATTGGAACTTTTAGTAAAACAAAAGTAAAATTTATTGGAGCTGAATGCAAAAGATGTAAATTTGGTGATGATGATTTAACAAAAACTATATATTTAATGGATAGAATCCATGTAAGTTCTTATTCAGAAAAACATTATAAATAAAAAATTATGAAAAAAGTATTATTAGTATTAGGAGTATTTGTTATGTTATCATGTAGCAAATCAAAAGTAGATGAACCTATTGTAGATTGTAACTGTGATAAAGTGGTACAAAAAACAACATTTAATGTTGTTGGAACTGTACAAAATCCTGCAATAACATTTCATACTGTTTACACTACAATAAATGAATGTACTAAAATTCAAAAAAGTAAAACGCACAATACAACAAACTCAAGTTTAATTCCTGCAATAGGACAATGTAGATAAAATTATGAAAAAAATATTAATATTTAGCTTATTACTATTTAGTGCATCAATGTTTTCACAAGAAACATTTGTTAAGAAATACACATCTTTTATAACTAAAGACAAAGGTATATTAACACCATGGGAAAAGATAGATGTTACAGTGGTGTTTAACCCTAATCATGTAAGAGATGTTGTTTTTTATTATATTAGTGGTAAAACAATGACTTTTCATCAAACTAGTAGTGTTAAAGAAGGTAAAACATCTAGTGGTGATGGTTATCAAGCTTTTGATTGTATTGATCAAGATGGTATATATGTAAGATTACAATTATTTGATGATAATACATGTCTTAGAATTCTTATTTCTGAAGGATATATGGTAGAATTTCATAATGATTAATTATGCTAGCAATAGGAGATAAAGTAATTTGTATTGATAGCTCAATGGCCCATCATATTGTAGCTGAATTAAAAAAAGATATGCCTAATTGGGTAGTAAAAGGTAAAGAATATATTATTAGAGATATTGTTGATTCTGATTTTGTTGTTGGAATTAGATTGGAGGAAATATCAAATCCTCCAAGATGGTTTCAATTAGTAAAAAAATATATGGAACCTTGTTTTATGATTTCACGTTTTAGAAAACTTGAAGAAACAAGTATAGAAATTAGTATTGAACAAAAAGAATTAATAACATTATGACAACAATTTATTTTCAACCATCAAATATTAATCCACAATATTGTGAAATTGGTATGATTTCAAAAACAGATCCAGAATACATTTGGTATTTAGATGAACCTTTTAAAATATTAATTAGTGAAGTTAAAATTATAAATAAAGAAAATGTAATTTATAATAAAAAAAGTAGATTATATATAGTAAAAAATTAATAATATTATGAGCGAAAAAGCAAGTTTATTTAAAGCATCATTTGAGTTTACTCAAGATGGTAATACAGATGGTACAACAGATACATATGAAGATTTAACAATTGAATGTGAAAGTATAGATTCTACAGGTTGTTATTATGTTCTTAAAACTAATTCTGGATGGAGTATTAATGATATTGATGAATTAAAAGAATTAATAGATAAAGTTAATAAAATTATAGAATTATGAGTAATCCAAAAGAAAAAGCTAAAGAATTAGTTGGAAAATATGTTAAGTTTAAATTAAATGGATTGTTTAAATTTTTTGGACTTGAACTATCTAAACAGTGTGCAATAATAGCAGTTGATGAAATTATAAAAGCATTAATGTATCCTCCACAATTAAATGAATATAGACAAGTAATTCATATTAAAGTTTTACAATATTGGAAAGAAGTTAAAAAAGAAATAGAACTATTATGAGTAAATTAAGCCCAAAACAAGAAGCACAAATTTGTCACACAATTGTTGTATTAATATCTTTATTAGGAGACTATACAGATGAGTTAATACCAAATACACCTACAGCATTAAATATAAAAGAAAAGGCTTTAGAACTTATGCCATTGTGTGATGCTTTACTTTCTGCTGTATATGATGTTCCGGAAATAAAATCAGGAACATATTTGCATGAAATTTCAAACAAAATAGACACAATAATTAGAAAAAACTTTCAACAAATAATATAATGGGAAAATTTAGAATAAAACAAACTGATGATTATAGATTTAAACCTCAGTATAAATCATCATTTTTTAGCAATTGGTATAGTATAGATGTAAGTGATTACACATACTTATGGGCTACTGATAGTAGTTCTTCTACTGTTAACACTTTAGAAGGAGCTAAAATTGTTATTGAAAATTTTAAAGAATTAAAAAAAAGTAAAATTGTATATCCTATATATCACAAAATATGAAAATAATATATATGCAAAGAACTATAAATATTCTTAGTGAAGAAAAGTGGTTAGAAATTAAAGATGCTGGACAAGTAAAACATTATAATGAAGAACCTTATTTAATTATAGAAAAAGATGTATAGTTATGAAGCGGAATTAGTTTTAAGAAGTTATCTGCCAGAAGAATTAGAAAAAGGAATGCTATTCGCTAATCTTATAAATGGTGTTATAATTCTTTGGGAATTACAAAATATTCCTGAAAATAAAGATAAGTTCATGGTAGAGCATGGTGCTCCTATGGAATTATATATTATTGATCAAAATGGTAGTATAATAGCTGAACCTAATGAAATAGGTTGGTTTGATGAAGGAGAAGATTGTGATGAATTAAGAGATGTCTCTCTTGAAGATATTAATACAATTGTAAGAGATTATAATGGCTGGTTAGAAATAGAAATTTATGAAGATTTTTATGATGAAGATGGTTCAATAATACCAAATTTTGCAGGCCAAAAAGTTATAATTAAATTTTTAACAGAGGATGAAGAAGAGTAACAAAAAATATTATATCTTTAACACCCAAAATAATTAAATAAATTATGAATTATATAGTATGTAAAGATAAAACACCATTTGAAGCTATTGGAGAATATAATTATTGTACACTAGAAGATATGATTCTTAAAGAAACAATAGCTTGTGACTCAGAAACCACTGGCCTTCAACCAAGACATTGTGATATGTTTTGTTTTCAAATAGGAACAGGAAAAAATAATTATATAATTGTTATGTATAATGACAATTATGAGTTTGCTGATCTTGTTCCATATATAAAAGATAAAACAATGATATTTCATAATGCTTTGTTTGATGTAGGATTTTGTTATAAGTATGGATTTTATCCTACAAAAATTAGAGATACAATGTTAGCTAGTAAAATATTGTATAATGGCCAAGTAGATGAAAGATATCTACCTATAAGACATGATTTTGGTTCTGTAATGAAAAGAGAACTAAATGTTATATATGACAAAACAGATCAAAAAAATATTCATATAGTAAAACTAAGTCAAACAAGCACAATTGAATATTCATTTAATGATGTTGATAGACTTATTGAGCTACATGATGCTTTATTAGTTAAAATTAATAAAGGTGGTTATAGAGAAACTTATGACCTACATTGTAGGTACATTAGAGCTCTTGCTTATATGGAAGCATGTGGTCTTCCTATTAGTTCTGAAAATTGGAAAGCTAAAATGATTATAGATGTAGAAAATACAATTAAATGGAAAGAAATCATTGAAGAATACATTTATGATCATCTTAAACAATTTGCAAATAGACAAATTGATATGTTTGATACAAAGAAAAGAATACTTGTATCTATAGGTTCTCCTAAACAAATGATTAATGTGTTTAATGCACTTGGTATTGAAACAAAAGATAAAGATGGTAAAGATAGTATTGGTGAAAATATAATTAGCAAATCTAAACATGAGTTTGTTGAAAAATGGTTAAATTTTCAAAGTGCTAATCATAGAGTGAGTACATTTGGTGATAGTATATATAAACAAATTGAAAATGAACGTATATATACTAATTTTAATCCAATGGTAGATACTGCCAGATTATCAACTAGAAAAGGAAATATAAATTTCTTAAACTTTCCTTCTGATAGTATTACTAGAAAGTGTTTTAAAGCTAATGAAGGTAATGTAATGATTGTTTGTGATTATAGTGGACAAGAAACTGTTGTTGCTGCAGATTTATCAGGAGATGCAGCAATGACTGCTTCTGTAGTTAATGGAGATGATTTACATTGTGCTTTTGCTAGAATATTGTTTCCAGAGTTAAAAAATTTAGATGATGAAACAATTATAAAAAATCATAAAGCTAAAAGACAAGCAGCAAAAAGTCCAAGATTTGCATTTCAATATGGTGGTTCTGCTTATACTATTCATCAAAATGAAGGAATACCTTTAGCTGAAGCATATAAAATAGAAGAAGCATTTAAGGAATTACATGAAGGATTGTATACTTGGGGTGATAAAATATTTACTCAATCTATTAAACAAGGATTTATTGAATCAGCAGATGGTTGGAAGTTAGCTCTTCCTAAATTTGATAAATTCAAAGAATATAAAGAGAAAGTAGAATCTTTATCAAAAGAACAATGGACATTGTATAAACAAGGTAAACTAGATTATAAAAAGAAACTTGATCAAAAAGAAAAAAAAATAGAATATACTTACATTTATCCTAAAGCTGTAACTTTTTATAAATCAAAAAAAACAGAAGTCTCTCAATTCTTTAAACTTAAATCTGAATACCAACGTTTATGCTTAAACAACCCTGTTCAAGCTCGTTCAGCACACCAATTGAAGTTAGCTACTAGTATATTATTTGATTGGATTGTAGCAAATAATTATCTTGGTAAAATAAAGATAGTTAATACAGTGCATGATGAAATAGTAGTAGAATGTATTGAAGAATTAAAAGACATTACTAAACAAGCTGTAGAAGATTCTATGCTTGAAGGAGGAAATTATTATTTAACTAATTTAAAAATTAAAGCTGATGCTAACTATGGAAATAGTTGGGGAGAAGCTAAATAAAATTATGGAAAAACTAACAAGAGAAAACTTAGCAAGTCACCTTGTTGACTATGAACTTAATATGGTTGGTAAAACTAGATTAGAAGCTATAGATGATGATAGATGGTATTTTAATTTTACTATGACTAGAGAACAAGCTGATGCTTTTAAACTTTATGCTGTAAAATTAATTAGAAAAATTTATAAATGTAATAAACTTAGAGGTGAAAAATGGTATGATGAATTTGATATGATATATGGATTAAGAGTTAAAGGATGAATTTACAAACATCTATTTATCAGCATGTAATACATCCTAAATACATTAGAGTTTATTTACTTATAGAGGAACTTTCAAAAGTTTCTAGGCCTGCTACAAATTTAGCACACAGAAAAGACATTGTTAATTTACTTGCTGATATAATAGCAATAAAAGACAAATATAGTATTGAACATAAAGAAGATTTTAAATTATTAACTAAATACACAGTATAATGGCAGATATAAGTATGTGTAAGGATATAGATTGTCCTTCAAAAACAATTTGTTATAGATTTACAGCCCCAACTACATCTAATTATCAATCTTATGGTGGAATGCATAGAGATGAAGATGCTGTTAATTGTGATATGTTTTGGCCTAATGGTCTTGGGTCACAAAAATGTAAAAAAAATGGTGTTAAACGTGAAGGAGAAGGCTGTAATTTAGGGAATTGTTCATATCCTAATTGTATAGAAAATGAATGATAATATAAATTTTGATTGGGAATATGAAGCAAAAAGAGATTATATCTTTATACTTGAAAGAGAAAAAGATATGGAAGAATCTTATCAAAAATGGGTAGAAAAAAACAATAGAAAACCAGCTAAAATTATATTTAATGAAAATCATATTAGAAAATCATCATTTCGTAGAACTTTTAAAAAGATCTTACAGTTTAGATCACATTTATCTACTAAAACTAGTTCATGAAGGGTATGATATAGAAGAAATGAGTATTGAAAGTATGAAAATTGCTGGATTACAACAAGGACTAATAAGAAAAGGGCTCATTACTGAAAAAGGTATTACTTCTATTGGTACTGAACTTTTATTATTTCTTGAAACTAAAGGAGATAAGAAAATACCAAAGAAAAAAGTTAATACAACTGAATTTGATTTATGGTATAAAACATTCCCAGGAACAGATACTTTTACTCATAAAGGTGTTTCCTTTACAGGAAGTAGAACTCTACGTAACAGTAGAGATGATTGTAGGCTTAAATTTGATAAAATTCTCCTTGAAGGTGAATATACATCAGAACAATTAATTGAAGCTTTAAACTTCGATGTATTACAAAAGAAAGAAGCGTCATTTAAAGAAAAAACTAATAAACTTAAATATATGCAAAATTCTTTGACATATTTAAACCAAAGAAGTTATGAGCCTTTTATAGAATTAATACAAGAAGGTGTAAAAATTATAGAAACTAAATTAGTAGTTAATGGAACCGATATATAAATTTAATAATGCTATGGGAGCCATGCTTTGTAATGGCTGTAGAACAATAATATCTACAGGCAAAAAAACTAAAGAATTATTTTGTAATAAATGTAAAAAAGAATGTGAAACTGAACTTTGTACAGCTTGTCAAATTTATGCAGCTCAAAAAGGTTCAAGGCATTGTTCTTCTTGTGGACCACTAATTAAACACTTTATTAAAAGTATGGTATTATAATAACAACAGGAAAAAAAACAAAAGAAATATTGTGTAACAAATGTAAAGAAGAAAAAAATGAAACAAATCAGAAAAGTATTAGAAAAAATTTATGAAAATGAAGAGCTTAGGCAAACATGTATTCCATTGTTTTTAAGTTCACCAGGAATGGGAAAAACTGCAATAATTAAGCAATTTGCTCGAGAAAAAGGCGTAAATTGCGTAGATATTATTGCTAGTCAATTAATGCCTCATGAAATTAGTGGTATGGCTATGCCTGACAAAGTGAATAAACAAATGGAATATTTTGATTACAATATGTTCTATAATTTAAAAGATGGAGATATTGTATTCTTTGATGAATTATTAAATGCAAATCCAATGGTGTTAAACGCTTGTTTAACTATATTAGAAAACAGAACTTTAATTAGTGGTAGAGTGCTACCAAAAGTGATGTTTGTTGCTGCAGCTAATCCTCAAGGAGCTACAATTCTTACACCACAAATTAAAGAAAGATTTATTTGGTATAATTTATCTTTTGATAAAATTTCTTGGAAAGAATACATGGCTAAATATCAAATTACTGATAGTATGTTTGAACCATTATTTAAATTAGTGAGTAATGAATCTTTTTTAAGTTCAGATAAAAATTATTGTACACCAAGAAGTATTGATAAAGCAATCAATATGATAATTAATGATGTACCAACACCCTATGACTCTAAATTAAAAGATGTATTAAATACATTAATACCTAATAGTTCAGGTCATGATATTCCAATTGGAGAGTATATATTTAAAGCAGACGAAACAATATCTTGGATTAAATTACAAAAAATTATGAAAAATGCAACAACTAAAGAGTGAGAAATTGATTATTCCTTTAATCTATTTGATTGAAGATGAAAAAGAATTAAGAGAAATTCCAATGGGTATTCCTTTCATTAGAGGAAACAAAGAAGATTATGCTAAATATGTAAAATTATTAGAATTTCAAATTCTATTAAAATCAGCACAAGCATCCGGTCTTCCATTTTTATGGGAAAAAGTATTACAAGACAATGGTTATGGAAATGATTACATTAAAGCTTTTGCACAAAGTTCATTTGTATTAACTGAAAAAGGAGAAAGTCTTGGAGAATATGCACAAAGTTCTGTAGTTGATTATTTAGTTGATATTTCTTATCAAGTAGATATAGAAGTATTAAAAGAACTTAGTATAATTCCTACGTGGTTTAGTGATATTGAAACTGCTATTAAAGAAAACATTCTTAATAGTATTACGTACAATCCTAATTTATATAATAAAAAATTAGATTTAGTAGCAGGAGGAATAGATTTATCTACACCTGATAAAAATCTAATTATAATTGATATTTCAGGGTCAATACCAAAATCTATATCTGAGGCTATTCTTTTACTTAGTAAAACTATGGCTACTCAATTTTATGCTGATTTACTTATTACAGGGTCTAAAAGTACATTGTATGATTATACAGAAATGGACAAAATAGATGTTAAAAAAGTTTATCAAGAAAATGGTACAGATAATGATCAAACTCATTTTAAAAAATTATTAATAGAGCACAATAAGTATAACACTGTTATTTCTTTTGGAGATAATCATAGTCCTTGTATGGCTTGGAGTAATGGTTATAATCATAAAAATGATCATATAACCAAAGAGGAAGGTAAAAAATTGAATAAATGGGAAGTAAAAAGTATATATTCATTTCATACTACATCAGAAAGTATTCTTACAGGATATTGTGATTGGTTTGATGTTCCCGAAGACAAAATTACATATATGAAAAACTGGGTAAAGTACCTAGACTAATTAACAACAACAATAATAATAATTAAAAACAAAAACAAAATGAAATTTTTAAAAAACAATGAATTAGCAGTAGTAAATGGTGGTTATTTAGTAGCAAAAGGTACAGATACTCCTGTATTTCACCAAGAATTTGTAAACTTACAAAAAGAAGCTCATTATTTAGTTAGTTTAGCTGATACAGTAAGAGCTACAGATTTTGAAGTAAAAGAAGCAATTACATTTGACCAAGTTGTTAGACAAGTAACAGTAAAATTAAATGATGAAAAAAGAATTTATGTAGATGCTGCTAAACCTGTTGCTACACCTACATTAGATAAATTACAAAAAGAAGCATTAGCTTGGTTAGGTAATAAAGCAGATGAAGGTAAAACAGAAAAATTAAACAGAATTTTACAAAAATTCAATGTTATAGCTGAATTTGAAGAATTTGGTTTATATTTTGGAGAAGGAATTGTTAAATTGCAAACTTTATATTCTTTAGAAGATATTGTTAATGCTGTTACAACTCTTGAACCTCATTTAGACTAGTATAATTAACAAATATTACAATAGGACAGCTATTAACTTAGCTGTCTTTTTTATTAAACTTAGAACACATAAAAAATGAAAACACAAATTGAGAATGCAATTACATATTTAAAAACTTTAGAAATTAACGGATGTTTAACTGGTAGTGCTTTATTAGACTATTTTCCAGATAGCAACCAAGATATTGACATTTTCACTTATGATGAAGCTGCCTTTACAAAATTAATATTTACTCTTTATCACAATTCTATGTTCTTATTAATTGAACCAATGGAACAATGGAAGTTTAAAGATTGGACAGAAAATCCTTATAAAGGAAGTCTTAAAAAACTAGGCCTCATCTCTATTAAATTCAAATATAATATGTCTGTTGACGTTAATATTATATTTAAAGAAAGAAATCATACAATATTTGATGTTCTTTCTACATTTGATTTAGATATAATTGCTGTTGGTTATGATTTAAAAACTAAAAAAACTTTAGATTTATCAGAACATAATGGTAAAATAGCTACATGGAATAAATGGAATAAATCTTTTTACACGCCAAATATTTGGGCTGTAAGTAGAATATTAAGACAATTTCAGCGAGTAATAAAATATCATGACAGAGGCTATAATACAGATAGTGTCACTATTAAATATATAGAGATATTACAAAGTATGTTAGATTATGAAAATATTTTCTCTTCTGAAAAAGTAGATGAAAAAGTAGAATCAGTTAAAACCAATAGTAAAATTTTAATTAAGATTTTAAACAAATGGTTAGAAACTCACATAATGACAGAAATAGAATTAGAACTTATTAATAAAACAATTAAACAATTATAAAAATGGCTACAATAGAAGACTTATTAAAATCAATGCTTACATTACCAAAAAAAGGAGAAGCAGGTACATCAAATAAATTAGATAACAGTAAAGATACTTGGGAAAGAATTGGAAATGGTGATAGTTTTGCAGAATTAAACTTTAGTTCTGATACTGAAAAAAATGAATTTTTACAAGATTGGATTCAAAATAATCCTTATACTAACATTTAATAAATAAAAACATGCAAGATATTAAAACATTTTTAAAAGAAAACAATATTAATTTTAAAGGAGATGGAAGTGGTTTAAATTCTGATTGTGTAGTGCTATCAGGGTTTGCTTTATATAAAGATATACAAGATGTATCAGAACTGTATTCTGCAGTAGAAGAATTACCAGATTTTAATAAAGATTATCAATCAGAATTAAATAGAGTGTTTGAATATGCTCAAGATAATAATTACGGTGATTATTGGAACCATGCAGAAGCTGCAGCTAGTTATAAATATTAATGAAAAGTTTTTTATTAAAGGATAAATCCCCCATTTTAAAATGGGGGCAAATCCCAAATGAATATTATTTTGAAGGGGAAATTCCTGAAGGATATTCATTAGGTATCAGTCCTAGTGCACCATATATAATTTTAGATGTAGATATGCATGGTAGTATATCAGGATTTGAGAATATACCAATGGCTATACAAGCTCAACTTGATTTTCATTTTAGTTATCCAACTAAAAATAATGGTAGACATTACTGGCTTAAATATACAGGAACAGAACATTTAATGAATAAAACATCTGGACTTGGTATAGATCTTAGAACCAATAGAGGATATGTACGTTGGTATATGCCTGGAGATATAAGAGATTATATTGAAGAAATTAAACCAACTGACTTTTTATTAAATGAATGGTTAGAAAAATTATTTAAATAAATAAATTATGAGTAAAGAAAATGAAAAAATTGTTGATGGTATTATAAAACTTCCTAAAGTAACAAGACTAGAAGTAATAGACCAAACAGGTAGGGCATATGTAATACATAATGCTGAAGTAGAATTATGCTATCAAGATCAAGCAAGAACATTAAAAATATTTGTAAAACCTAAAGAATGAGTTTTGATAAACTAAAAGATGAAGTTGATAAAGGAATGAGTGGAAACAATGATGGTATTCCAATGGGATTTGATAGATTGAATAGATACATTGGTATTAGACAATCTATGTTTTTCCTTATTGGTGGTAACACCGGAAGTGGTAAAACTTCTTTTATTGATGATTGTTTCGTTCTTAATCCTTTTGATTGGTATATATCTAAACATAATAAAACAGATGTTAAACTAAGAATATGGTATAGGTCTATGGAAAGAAGTTCTACATATAAATATGCAAAATGGATATGTAGAAAAATCTTTCTTGACCATGGTATTAGTATATCTGTTAATAAATTATTAGGTTGGACAGAAAAAATGAGTGAAGATGAGCATGCTTTGTTTCTTACATATAAAGATTATATGGAAGAAATGAAAGAAGTTATTACACTTATTGAAGGTCCTGAAAATCCTGTTGGTATAGCTAAAGATCTTAGAAAATTTGCGCTTAAACATGGTAAAATTATTCAAAAAGATCCAGATGATGAATATAGTAAAGTTTATGTACCAAATGAACCTAATACAATTACTATTGTTATTATAGATCATATTGGATTATTAAAGACTACTAAAGATCAACCTACTAAAAAAGAAGCTATTGATAAAATGTCAAATGAGCTTCAATATGCTAAACAAAAAATAAATTAGGATTATTTAATTATATTATCTATTTTTGTTGTTATAAATTTAAAACAAATAGATAAAATGATTGGAATTTACAAAATTACTACTAAACATAATAGTAAAATTTACATTGGAAGTTCAGATGATATAGAAAAAAGACTTAAATGTCATTTGTCAAGATTAAAAAGAAATGTTCATCATTCTGCATATTTACAAGCAGTATATAATAAACATGGAAAAGAAAATCTTGATTTTTCTATAATAGAAGTTCTTTTAGATAATAATGATAAAATAATAAAAGAACAGTTTTGGATGGATCATTTTCAAAGTTATAATAAAAACTTCGGATATAATATGTCAAAAACTGCATCTTGTAACACTACAGGGGAAATAAAAATTTATCAATATACCGTAGAAGGATATTATATAAAAGAATGGGAAAGTATTGAAAAAGCAAAAAAAGCTTTAAAGTTAGTTTCTATTTCTGCGGCATTATCTGAAAAAACTACACATAAACTATCTGGTGGATTTCAATGGAAATATTACAAAAAAGAAAAAATTGAAAGTGTATTAAAGTTATATTGTTGTTATGACTTAAAAGGAATATTTGTTAAAAGTTTTCATAAAGTTGAAGAAATTAAAGAATTTTTTAAAGTGAAAACTATGTCAAATATCTCAAACTGTAGTAAATTTAATACTACAAGTTGTAATCATTTTTGGAGAATTGTAAATACTTATAATTTTAATAAAATTATAAATGTAAAAGAAAAAAATACAAGAGCTAAAAAAATTGTACAATTAGACAAAAACAATAATGTAATAAATACTTTTAAAAGTTTAACAGAAGCTTCTAAATTTATAGAAGTTAATCCTTCAAACTTACATAGAGTAGTAAATAGTAATAATCCCAAGTATAGAACTTGTAAAGGTTTTATATGGAAATATTTATAAGGCTCCTTATACAGTGATGTATAAAGGATAATTGGGTGAATTGCTGGAAAATCTGGAAGCAGACAATCAGCAGCCAAGCTTGTAGTGTAAAAACTACTTGAAGGTTCAACGACTAGGAAAGTGAAACTATATTATTAAGTCCTGCAACAGGTGTAGCAGTCAAAAACAAGTCAGGAAAATTATTGAAATCCTGATTAAACTAAAGTTCGAGTCTTTAGTTAGTAATATAGAATATAATCATTCCCACGAGCGCCCAACAACTTTTCTCTGATTGAGTAAAAAGTTGATGATATAGTCTGGACTGCATATATAACAAAAGAAAATGCAGAAGTTGGGATAAAGAACCCAGCGATAACACAATCGAGAGATTTTTTTGGATTCACTCCTGTAGTAGTTAGTCAGTTTAATAGAAGTATTTCTAATCCTATGAGACTAAAGGCTGGTGACGTAGAACCACAGCTCGAAGATTTTTCAGATTCATCTAGTACACAAAATGATGCTGATGTTGTTCTTGCTTTATTTGACCCTGTTAGATATAAAGTGGAAGATACTTCTGGGTATGATTTAGGAAAACTTAAAGATGAGTATGGTGGTAAATATTTCAGAAGTCTTAGACTACTTAAAAATAGCTATGGTGAAGATGATATTAGAATTGGTCTTGCTTTTCTTGGTTCTCTTGGTATATTTAAAGAACTTCCTAGAAAAAGAGATATAACTGATTCTGATTATGATGCAGTAATTAATAAAACATATTTTTTAAAATGAAATTAGAAAAATTATTAGAAATTAAATTAGAAACTGACAGGTTTGTTAGAAGATTAGATGAAGCTATTATGTTAGCTAAAGATACTCCTGGTTATATTGGTTATAAGGAAGATACTTATGGTTATCAAGACATAAGTAATACAAGAACATGTGGAGCATTAAAACGTTCTGCAATGGATTTAAAATATGAATTAACAAAAGTATTATGACAGCTGTAGAATGGTTATTATTTGAAATGTCAAAATCTGGATTATTACCAGATGGTATTCCAAAAGAAATGGAATACCAAGCTAAAACATTAGAAAAAATTAATATTGATAACAAAGTAATTCATTTTGCTGAATGGTTGACTAATAAGCATACAACAGTGCTAATAGTTTTATATGAGCAATTTGAAGAACAATTTTATAACAAAGAATTATGACACCACAAGAAAAAGTAGAAGAATTAGTAGAAAGTTTAGGAGTTTTTAATGCTTTATACTTAGCAGAACATGTATTAATAGTCTTAGAAGATTATACAGAGGTTGAAAACAACATTTCTGAATGGGATGAAATAAAAAAATTGCTTGAAATAAGATCAAATATATGACATTAAGAGATATTAGACAACAAGAATTTGCACAAATGTGGTTAGATAGTGATAGGAAAAAAATTTTAAATTTGTGCCCACGCTTTGGAAAAATTAGAACTACCATCAATATTCTTGAAAAACTAAAAAATCCAACAATATTAATTGCTTATCCAGATAACAAAATCAAAGATTCTTGGCAAAGTGACTTTGAAGAAAGAAAATATGATGATAGTAATGTAACTTACACCACTCATCTTTCTTTAAAAAAACATATTAAACAAGAGTATGATATTGTTATTATTGATGAATGTCATTTATTAAGTGAGGCCCAACTTGATGTGTGTAAAGAATTATTTAAAATTAACTCACAAATATTAGGACTTACTGGTACACTTTCTAAAAATACAGAAGATGATTTAAATAGAGAATTAGGACTTTATGTTTTAGCTCACTATCCTATTAAAACTGCTATTGATGAAGGTGTAATTGTAGACTATGAAATTACAGTGATTAGTGTTCCTTTAGATAATAAAACAATGTTAGATTATAAAGGAAAATTAAGAACTGAAAAGAAACAGTTTGACAATCTAACTTGGGTGGTTAATAAAATGACTAGAAGTGGTAATGACTCTATGTTTATGCGTTTAGCAAGAATGAGAGTAATACAATCATCCTTAGCCAAAACTAATGCTACAAAAGCACTTTTGGCTAAGTATAAAAATGAAAGAGTGTTAGTATTTTGTGGTACCACTAAAGTTGCTGACAGTTTAGGGATACCTTCTTATCATAGTAAATCAAGTGAAAAATTAATGTTTGCTGATTTTGCTGAAGGTAGAGGAAATCATATGGCTGTAGTAAAAATTGGTAACACAGGCGTTACTTACAAACCACTTAACAGAGTGATAATAAACTATTTTGATAGTAATGGAGAAAATTTGGCACAAAAAATAAACAGATGTATGGCATTTGAATATAATACGCCGGATAAAAAAGCTTATATTTATATCATTAGTACAAATGAAACTGTTGAGCTTAAATGGTTGACCAAAGCTCTTGAATTTTTTGACAAAAAGAAGATAAAGTATGTATAATCAAAAAAATTATAGTATCTTTATATTCCTAAAAATAAATAATTAAATAAATTAAAAATGAGTAGTAAACTAATTGGAATTGTAGGACAAACAGGAACTGGAAAATCAACAAGTATTAAAAACTTAGATCCAAAAGAAACTTACATTATAAATGTAGCAAAAAAAGAACTTCCATTTAAAGGGAGTGAGAAGTTGTATAACAACGAAAATAAAAATTATAAAGAAGTAGATGATGCAATTGAAATTGCAAAATTATTAAAAACTATTTCTGATAAAGCACCTCATATTAAACAAATAATTATAGAAGATTCTAATTATATTATGGGTTTTAATATGGTGGCTAAAGCTACAGAAACTGGTTTTACTAAGTTTAGTCTTATGGCTAAAGATATGGTAGATCTTGTTAGAACAGCTAGAACATTGAGAGATGATCTTATTGTATTCTATTTTACACACCCAGAAACTATTGAAGATGGTGGTGAAATTATAGGATATAAAATTAAAACAGCCGGTAAATTAATTGATAATCAAATTAATCTTGAAGGTTTATTTACAGTAGTATTATATACTAATGTAGAAGAAAAGAAAGATGGTGTAGTTGATTATAATTTTGTAACAAATCGTTATAAAAAATTCCCAGCTAAATCTCCTGCTGGAATGTTTATAGATGTTAAAATGCCAAATAATCTACAAATTGTTGTAGATAAAATTAAAGAATATTATAATTAAATTAAATTAAAATGAGAGAAGAACAATTAGAAGTACCAACAAGAATGGTAGAAGAATGTGTTGCAAAATCAGGTGTGTACACAAGATCAAGAATGGAGCAACTTAGAGATTATAGTATTAATATTGAATTTTTATCAATAGGATGTATTATTAGAGTGGGATGTAGATCTATTCCTTTTTCAACAGTGAAACAAGGAATGACAGCATTAAATGAATATGTTAATGATCCAGTTTTATTAACAAAATTATGGAATGAAAGATTTAACACAGAAGAAGAATAATAACTAAATTAAAATTAAAATTATGAGTACAGGAATTGGTGGAACTAAAAGAGAAAGCACAAACGAAGGATTTGCAAAACAAGTTGGATTATTTGAAGCTAAAATAATAGCTATTAACCCTACTATCGAACAATATAAAGACATTCTAGGAATGGAATTAAAAGAAGATAGTAAAGCAGCTGAATATCTAAGTGAAAGAGATGGAAATACTGTTCTTAGAGTAGACTTTTGGTTAGAAGATGTAAAAACAGGTAATAAATTTAAAACTAACTTTTTCTTAGAAAATAAAGAAAGAGAAAATAAAGATGCTACTAAACAACAATATATTAATAATGTTGGTTCTTGTTCTTGGGCTACTGATACAGATGATCTTCCTGAATGGTTTGCAGCTAGAGAATATAGACAAGCATATGTTGGAGAAGAGGATTTTTATAGTTTTATTAAAACATGGTTAGGAGAATTAGATTATAGAAATGAAGAAACTACATTACAAATTGATTGGAAAAAATTAATGAAAGGTAATGTAAAAGATCTTAAAGATCAGATTGATGGTGAATGGGCTTGTACTATAGGTGCATTAGCTACTGTAATTACAAAAGAAAAAGAAGGTGAAGTTAAAGAGTATCAAGGTATTTATAATAGAGCTTTCTTACCTGCTTATACACTTAAAAACTTTAAATTAGTTGATTACTCTAATTCTAAAGTGATTACTGGTTTAGCTGCTAAAAAATCAAAAGAATTAAAACCTCATGAAAGATTTGTTCTAAGTGTTGTAGGTGAATATGGTTGTAAAGATTATTATACATTTAAAGACATTACAGAGTATAATGCAGATGATAATATTGCATCTTCAGATGATACACATACTGAAGAAGATGAAGATTATTAATATTTATTAATCATTAATAGGCCTCATCATTAATTTGGTGAGGCTTTTTTTATTATGAGTATACAAGGAGAACATAGAAAAAGATTAACTAAAGAAGCTATACTTGAAAAGATTTCTCAATTTGATATTTACAAAATGTATTTTGGTAATTTTGAATTAAACAAAGTTACACGTAACAAATTCAGAGGTGAAGGTGATCCTTCTTTTATCATTGGTACTAAATTTGGGGAAATAACTCATAAAGATTTTAGTGATGATAAATGGAAAGGCAATTGTTTTAGTCTTGTACAACAAATTTATAATTGTAATTATTTTGATGCATTAAGAATTATTGACAAAGATTTTAGTCTTGGTATTTCTTCAGAAATTACTAAAGATTATAAAAAAATAATCAGTGAATATGTACAACCTATAATATCAGAAATTTCTCCACCATTAATTCAAGTGATAACAAGAAAGTTTAAACAAGAAGAACTTGACTATTGGAACAAATACAATCTTGATATAGAAGATTTAAAGAAAAACAATGTTTATTCAATTAGCAAATTATACTTAAATAGACAATTATTTTCATTAAAAGAAACTGAATTAAGATTTGGGTATAAATATGGTGAATATTGGAAGATATATAGACCTTTTGAGGTTTCTAAATTAAAATGGATGCCTAACAATGTACCTTTAACTACTTTAGATAGTAAAGAAGCTATAATTGATTGTACAACAGCTTGGATAACTAAAAGCAGAAAAGATAGAATGGTGTTAAGTAAATTATATCCTAATGTTTTATCTACACAAAATGAAAGTATAGCTTGCTTTTCAGAAGAAAATCTTAAATTTATAAAAGATAATTCTAAAAAACAAGTAATATTTTATGATTCAGACCCTGCAGGAGTAAAAGCTTCAAAACAAATAACTAAAGAATTTGATATGGATTATTGTAATATACCTAGAAGTTATCTTAGTGATGGTGTAGTAGATCCTGCAGATCTTGTTAAAGAATATGGAATAAATAAACTAGAACAAATTTTAATTAAAAAAAAATTATTATGAAAACAACAGAAGAAAGAATAGAAGAAGATGAACAATTTGAAATGTTAGAAGAACAAATTAAAGAAGAAGTAGAATGGTTACAATTAACTAATAGAAAAGATGAATTAGAATGTATTAGTATAGAAAATTTAGAATCTATACTTAGTAAATTTTTTGGAAGAAAATTATATTTAAAACAAAAATAATATGGGAAATCAATTTGCAGTAATGGTAGAAGGAAAACAAGGTCCTTCAAAATTGCATTATAGTTTAGAAGAGGCTACAACAGAAGCTTTAAGACTTGCTAGAGCAACTAGACAAGATGTTTATATATTAAAAGTAGTAGCTAAAGCAGAAATATCAGATGTTAAAATAATAAATTACTAAAACATGGAAACATATAACACAACAAAAGACATATTAACACACACAGCTGTTCCTATGGCCACAAGGACTTACAAACCAGTAAGTCATACACAATTAATGGATCTTACATTAGAAAGTATTCATAGTGCAGGATTTACACTTGATAAAGAAATGTATACAAGTGCTAGAGATGGTAAAGTTGCTAATGGTAAATTTACTATTCAAAATGTAGCTGACAAAGAAATGCAATTACAAATAGGATGGCAAAATAGTTATGATAAATCTTTATCATTAAAATTTGCTATTGGTACTAAAATATTTATTTGTAGTAATGGATGTGTAAGTGGGGATTATGGTGCTTTCAAAAAGAAACATCAAGGAGAAATACAAACATTTACACCTACAGCTATAACAGATTATATTAAAGATGCTGGAGAAGCTTTTAGAAGAATGCAAGATGAAAGAGAATTTATGAAAACTATTGAATTAGATAGAAAAACTCAAGCACAATTAATAGGTAGAATGATTGTTGAAAAACAATTTATTGAAAGTACACAGCTTAATCTTATAAGAGCTGAATTAGATAAACCAACGCATTCTTATGGTGCTCCTAACAGTTTATGGGAATTATATCAATTTACTACATTTAGTATGAAAGAAGTACATCCAAGTTTATGGATGAATAATCATATTGATGCACATAGTTTCTTTGTGGAAGAATCAGGGCTTCATACATTACCTACATTTGTTGAAGATACTTCTTATGTTGATGAATTAGCATTATTTGAAGTGTAATGGATTGGAGTAAGTTTAAAACAAAATTTCATACTAGTTGGCATTCTAAAATACAAAAATTTATAGAAAGCCCAGAATGTGATGAGATATTTGCTTTTCTTAATTCTAAAAAAAATGAAGGGGCTAAAATAGCTCCTTCATCTTTTTGTTTATTTAGGGCATTTAAAGATACAAGTCTTGATGAATTAAAACTTGTTATAATTGGGGAAAATCCTTATAATATATTTGTAGAGGATGCTCCTATTGATACAGGAATATTATTTGGAGCTAATAATAGAATACAGCCAAATTTACAAGAATTTTATGCAGGAATTGAAAATGAACTATACAATGGATTAGATCTTAGTATTATTTATGATTATGATCTTACGTATTTAACTTCTCAGGGTGTTCTTATGATACCAAGTAGTTTTACTATTGAAAGAGATGCTGAAAAAGGTCATAATAAAATATGGAAACCTTTTATGGAATATATATTAAAAGAAATAATAGCAGACACTGGTGTACCAATATTATTTTTAGGAAGAAGTAAACAATATATGCCAGCAATGGAACAATCAAATTATTGTTATTCTCTTCCTATGCCAGTATTCGGTAATATATGGAATACAGAAGGAACTATTAAAGCTATCAATTATGATATTTGGAGTACAAATGAAGAAGTCATTTATTGGAGAGAAATAGAATTACCATTTTAATAAAAACAAATATGAAAACAATATATAAAAAAGACAGTAAAGGAAATACTAGATATTTAACTATTTCTACTGAAGACAATTTAATAATACAAGAATCAGGTATAGTAGGGACTATTAACCCTATATATAATAAAAGTGCTTGTGAGGCCAAAAATGTTGGAAGAGCTAATAGCACTACACCAGAAGAACAAGCTGTTTTAGAGGCTAATTCTAAAATTACAGAAAAGATGAGATTGGGGTATTTTACTTCTATTGAAGAAGCTCAAGAAAAAGGAGGCAAAGATTTTTTGTTACCTATGTTAGCTAAAGACTATAAAAAAGAATTTAAAAAAGTAACTTATCCATGTTATGTTCAACCTAAATTAGATGGTATGAGATCATTAGCTACTGAAGAAGATGGTTTTATGTCAAGAACAGGAAAAGCTATTGATACTATTAATCATATAGTATTAAATGATCTTGAAAATTCTGTTTTAGATGGTGAATTATATGCTCATGGAATTTCATTCCAAGAAAATATGAAACTTCTTAAAAAGTATAGAAAAGAAGAAACAGAACAAGTTAAGTATCATGTTTATGATGTTGTTATGGATGCTCCTTTTTCTGAAAGACATAATTATTTATTTTCTTTAGCTATAGAAAATCAAAATATTAAATTAGTACCTACGTATTTAGTCAATAATGAAGAAGAAATGAAAGAGTATCATGCTCAATTTGTATCTCAAGGGTATGAGGGCACTATGATAAGACACTCTGATGAAGGGTATTCTGTAAACAAGAGAAGTTCTCAATTACTTAAATACAAAGACTTTATTGATGAAGTTTATACAGTTAATGAAATATGGCCTTCTGAAGCTAGACCTGATCAAGGTATAGTTGAATGTGTAACTTCTGAAGGTATTACTTTTACTTGTGGTATGAAATTTAGTCATGCTGATAGAGAAGAAATTTTAATTAATAAAGAAAACTATATTGGTAAAATGGCAGAAATTAGATTTTTTGAATATACAGATGGAGGATTGCCGAGATTTCCCATTTGTCATGGTTTCCGTTTAGATGCCTAAACTAAAAATTTTATTTACTGAAAGGTTTGGTATATTAAAAATTCCTACTATCTTTGTATTAAAATTAATATTATGATACAATATTTAGCAGGAATTTTTGATTCAGAGGGGTATGTAAGAATAAGAAAAGTAAATAATTTTTACACTGTAGAAGCTAAAATCTACATTACTTCATTAGAAGTAATAAGTAAATTTGCAGAGATTTATGGAGTAGAAATAAAATCTGAAGATAGGGGTAAACATAAAAAATTAGCTTATTATGTTGCTTTTGGTAAAGGACAATTACTGGGTACTTCTTTTATTGAAGATATTTTACCTTTTCTTAATGAAAAAAGACTCCAATTACAAGAAGTTAAAAATCTTCTTTCAGGACAAGATAAAGAAGAATGTTATCAAAGATACCTTTTAACTAAAAAAGAGTTTACTCATCCTATACAGAATGAATTATCTTTTGAGTATTTAGCAGGTATTATTGATGGAGATGGTTGGGTAAGTATGCACAATGCAGGAAAAGGAAAGTCTTTTTACAATAAATACTCAGTAGGATTACAACAAAGATATAAACCTTTAATTGACTATATGAATAGATTTAAAGGAAGCCAAACCCACACTTGTAAAGTATATGACTACCAATCTCATGTACAAACCTATTCTTGGCAAAATACTACAGCATCTATATTACCTTTTTTAAAAAGTATAGAGCCTTTTTTAATAGAGAAAAAAGAAAAGTGTGAAACATTAATTAAATACATTGAAAAGTATGAAGAATTTAGGCAGTACTCAAAAGAAGTACTTACTTGGTGGAAAGAGTAATCCTGTATGTGTAGGATTTAGACTTGATAAATAAAGTTTTAAAATTATTATAATTAAATTTCTTATATTTGGGGCTAATTAATAATATTATGGCAAAAAGAGTATTAGTCCCAAAAATAAGAAATGCAGGAACATTAAGTGAAAGTGCATTCTGGTCTTTTATTAGAAGTTCTTTAAGAAGAAGAACAATGGTGTGGTTACCTATAAGGCAATGTAAGTTAAATGCTAAAAGACCTTATAAAGGAATTAACAAACGTCAAAAGTTTGAATACAAATGCAATATTTGTAAATTGTATTTTCCTGAAAAAGAAGTTAGTGTAGATCATATAAAACCTGTAGGAACATTAACATGTGCGGCAGATTTACCTTTATTTGTAGAAAATCTTTTTTGCGAAGAACACAATTTACAATGTATTTGTAGTAAATGCCATGATGCAAAAACATTAAAAGAAAAACAAACTAAAAAGAAAACATTATGATAAAAAATATTATAAGTAGAATTACAATGGTAAAAACATCTCAAGAAGGATTTTGGGATAGTATATCAAATAAAAAAATATATTATTGGCAAGATTGTTATTTTAATATATACATGGCATGTTCAAGATGGGAATATAGAATTAAACTTAAATAAATTAAAAAGTGCAAAACTTAATAACGATTAATAAAGAACCTTCATTTACTGAAATTTGGAGAGAAGGAGCAATTACACATGATGGAATAGAACATAAATTTTGGCTTATACATCCACAAGGTGTAGATCCTAATGGTTATGAATATGAAGTTGATGTAAGATGGTTTTTTCAAAGAGTACCAAAAGAAGTAAGAGCTATGGCTCCACAAATTATAGAAGCATTTAAACAAACATTATGAAAACATGGATATGGGAAAATGAACAACTCTTTAGTATAAACAGAGAGTTGCAAAGACTAATAGATGATAAGATAGTTAAAACTGTTGTATCAATGTCATTAGTAGCTACAGAAGATCCAAGAGGATCATTGTCATTATATAGTGCAATATTAATTTATAAGTAATATGAAAACAATAATTCACGTAAATCAACATGTGATAAAAGCCAATAGAAAAAATGGTGTAAAAAATCCTGTTCTTACAGTTAAAAATTACAAAGAAAATAAATATGCTCATGAAGTTGATATAAAAGGTCCTAGTAAGGTGGTATATAGTCCAGACAAACCATTAAGTTGTGGAGCACATGTTTGGATTGAGACATACGACGGAGTAACAATAATTAAATAAATTATGATAACAGGTGTAAAAAAAGAATTACCAATTGATGATATAAGAGTTGTTAAGAATGCTCCAAAAAAATATGATGATACAGAAAGAGTATTATTAATAGATGCTGATAGTATAATGTATACAGCAACATATTTTCCAGAAGATTCATTAATTGATTTTCCTACAGAAGAGGAACAAATAGAAGAAGCTAAATACAGAACTAGAACCAAACTACAAGAAATACAAAATAATGTAGAAGAATGGTTCAATATTGTTCAGACCTATATATTTATAGGTGGAAAAAATAATTTTAGATATAAAATATTTCCAGAGTATAAAGCTAATAGAGCTACAGCTATTAAAAGTCCATATTTACCAATTGTAAGACAATATATGATAGATGAACTATTAGCTATTGAATCTCATGGAGGAGAAGCTGATGATTATATTATAGATGGTATACAAATAAGTGAAGGAAATTGCATTGTGAGCTCTATAGATAAAGATGTTTTATATCATGCAGCAAATGTACCTTTGTATGATTATAGAGGGCATACAAACACTCTAGGAGAGTTTAAATATATATCTACTAAAGAAAGTAGACTTGCCAGAGCTACACAAGTTGTAACAGGGGATTCTACTGATGGTATTCCAGGAGCAAAAGGTGTTGGAAAAGCTTGGTGTGATAAAAATATGCATATTGATATGACAGATTATCAATTTATAAAAGCAATTTATCAAGCTTATTTAAAAGCTACAAAAAATGATGTTATAGAAGCCAAAAGACAAATAAGACTTTATTATAAAGTTTTAAAATTACACACACTAGAGGAGATGAAAAAATTAATATAATATGGAAATAAAAAAAACTATAACAAGTATTTTTATGGTTCCTACATTACAAATACCTAAAAATTGTTTAAAAGATAATGGATTTATTAATGCTTATAGCAATGATAGCACTAAAGAAGAACAATATAAAGATTGTATTTATATTCTTTTTAAACCACCTAATTTAGATAAATTTAGAGAATTTTTAGAATCTGAGTATGAAAGAACTACAAATATAATAGAAGATTATGACTATGAAAAAGGTTATGTAGTAGTAGTTTATAAATTAAATGAAAAGTTTAAAAAAGATTTTGAATTAATTAAACGAGGTAAATACTCTAAAACATCTATTGAATATCAAAATATATTTCCTAAAGTTGTTAAAATTTTAAATAATGGTTTACATAAAGATGAACTATCTCTTCAAATTAGAATATTTAAAAAGACAACAGATCTTGTAGAATTCTGGGAAGATAAATTAGGTGTAAGTTTTGATGAAGAACAAGAAGTTTGGGAAGGATTTGAGCCTGATAAAGAAATATTAATTTTAGAAAAAATAAAAGAATATGAATAATCAAGAAATATTAAATAACTTAATAAAACAATTTGGCCTAAGCCAAAATATGGTTCAATTTTGTAAAATAGCTTTTACAATGTATGATATAAAATATACAGCAGCTAAAACAGAAAGTACAAAAAATGAATATGAATATGATCGTAACTGGTGGCTTGATGCTGCGCAACAATTAACAAATAACAATGAAATCAATAGACTTATTAAATAAATACTCTTTAGCAACAAAAGTTATTAAAGACTGGTATATGAAAGAAATGTTAAAATCTTTAAAAGACAATGACATTCCAGAAGATTTTAAACAATCTTTGTTAAAAGAAGGTGTAAGTAATGAAAGACTTGCAGAAGTAATAGATATTCAACCTAGAAATCTGTTTGATATATTTGATGAATGTAATTTATCTATAAATATTATAAGAACTCCTAATAGCAAAGAAGAATGGGAATGGGAGATAATGCAAGCATCTGCTGAAAATTTTGTTTGTAAATCTAGAAAAGAAGCAGAAACACATGCTGTAGAAGCTGCATTTGAAATTTTAGAGAGTAAATTAACACCAATTGATTTACCAAAATTAGAAGAATAATTAGGAATAATCAGGGAAATAAATTATATTTGTTTCCCTAAATTTAAAAAATATAAAAATGACAACAACAAAAGAATTTAATACAGAATATGCAAATTATATAGAAACAGGTTTTGATGGGATGGAAATTGGTGTGCCTTCAGTGATACATTATATAAATACAGTGTTTAAAGACCTTGTTAAAATTCCAGGATTTAAATATTCACAAATTAAAACTAAATTTGGTTTACCTAGAGTTTATACTAATTTAGATGAATTACTTCCATTTGTAGGAAGAATTATTAATAATGAGTTAGAAGAAAAAATTAGTCTTTTATTAAAAGTAGAATTTGAAGTGGAACAAAGATTATTAAGTTTAAATATAGACAAAAATGGAAAACCTCTTCAATCTCTTTAAAGGATTATTAATAACATTTCCTACTTATAAAGGAATAGTGTGTGGGTATGATGAAAGTAGATTTATTCTTGCTGTAGAAACTAAAGATGATAAAAAGTTTTTTAGAAAATTACAATATGATGTTATACTTCCTGAATATAAAGATTCTAAGTATAGATATATATTTATCAATGAAAGTGATATATTAAAACAACATTCACTATGACATTAAAAGAAATATCTATTAAATATAATATACAAACTGATACATTAATAAGAAGAGCAGGTAGATTAAAATTTATACGTGTAAATGGAAAATACACAGAAGAACAAGTTAAATTAATTAGTCATCCGGTTAATCTATCTTTAAAGACTATATTACTGATATATGAATTTAAAGAAAGGTATCCATCACTATCTCCAGTAATGATAGCAGATATGTTTAATATAAATCAATTAAAAGTTGTAGATCTTTTTTTAAAAGATTTTATAATAGTACCATCTAAAATGAATTAATTTTTGTACATTAGCATTATGAAATTTACTAATATTATGAGTAACAAAGACTATATAGAGCATGTAGATTACTATTTAGAAGATGGTAGAGTCTATTTTACGGAAAAATATCTCAAAGAAAGAGAAGGTTGTTGTGGACTAGAACATTGTAGACATTGTCCATATACAAAAAAAATAAAAGATAATACAGAATTAAAAAAATAATTATTGTTTTTCTATTTTTAAATTGTGAATATGCCCTAAGAACTCACCCAAGTTCTTGGGGTTTTTCATCTGTAAGAATTAAAAACATTTAACAACAACAATTAAAACAATTAACAATGGCAAAAGTAAAAGTAGTAAAAGAAGGAATGGATCTAGTACTTGAAGGACTAGAAAAGAAGTATGGTTTAGGTAGACTTGTACCAGAAGATTTAACAATCGTTAGTACAGGGAGTTTACAATTAAATCAAGCAATGGGTGTTGGAGGAACAGCTGTAGGAAAGTTTATAGAACTTTTTGGAGGTGAATCAAGTGGTAAAACTACACTAACTTTACATCAAATGGCAGAATATCAAAAAGCTTTTCCTAATAAAAAAGTAGCTTTATTTGATTATGAGCATGCCTTTGATAAAAAGTATGCGAATGCATTAGGTGTTGATGTAAAAAATTTATTAATATATCAACCAGAAACTCAAGAAGAAGGTTATGATATGATTTTAGCTTTAATAGAAAATGATATTATTTCATGCTGTGTAATTGATAGTCAATCTGCAGCAATGCCTAAAGCTATTTTACAAGGAGAAATGGGAGATGCAACTATTGGTTTACAAGCTAGAATCAATAGTAAGTTTTGTATGAAAGTAAAAGGTTTATTAGCTAATCATAATTGTACATTATTTGTAATCTCTCAAATGAGAGATGCAATTGGTTCTATGGGTGAACCTACTACAACTACAGGAGGAAAAGCTATTAAATTTTACGCTGATGTAAGATGGAAAGTTTGGAAAATGAATGATAAAATTAATGAGCTTAATAAAACTACTGTAGATGTAATTAAAAATAAATTAGCATCACCATTTGGCCAAGCTAAATTTGCTATACAATGGGGACATGGTATTGATAAACTTACAGAAATTATTGATTATGCTGTAGAATTTGATTTAATCAAAAAAGGAGGAGCTGGTTGGTTTACATTAGAAGATGGTAGTAAACTACAAGGTATGGATAAAATGAAAGATTATTTAGAAGAAAACTTTGAAATACTATTAGATATTGAAAAACAAGTATTAAGTAAATTAAATAACGAAGAATCTGATGTTGAAGAAGATACTATTCTAGTTATTGAAACAGACCTTTCTGAATTATGAGTATTATAAGTATTAATGGAAAGATTTCTTCAGGAAAAGATACTATAGGTAAGATTATTCAACATCTTACCTCTGATTGGGCAGATGAAGAATTTGAAGATACAGACATGTTAGATATTAGAAGTGATTGGAAAATCAAGAAGTTTGCAGGAAAGTTAAAAACTATTGCATCATTACTTACTGGTGTTCCTGTAGAAATGTTTGAAGATCAAGAGTTTAAGAAACAATATATGTCTAATGAATGGAATACTGATTTTACAGAAGTAGAAGACAAGTATGAAGGTAGAATGACATATAGAGAGTTTCTTCAAAAGCTTGGTACAGAAGCAATGCGTGATGGATTACATACTAATGTATGGTGCAATGCCTTATTTTCAGATTATCATCCTACTCCTAATAAAAGTATGGAGGAGTCTTTCAAAGAACAGTTTGTAACTGGTAGGTCAGAAATACATTATAAACTTCCTAACTGGATTATCACAGATATGAGATTTCCTAATGAGATGGAAGCTGTAAAATCAAGAGATGGTATTACCATTAGAGTGACAAGACCTGTACATGCATTATCTCAAGAAAACCATTGTGGATTATTGCACCCCAGTGAAACAAGTCTTGATGATGTAACATTTGATTATGAAATTATTAATGATGGAAGTCTTGAAGATCTTGTAGAAAAAGTTAGAGAAATATTAATAACAGAAAAAATAATATGACAATAAATGTGGATTTTGATGGTACCTGTGTAACACATAGTTTTCCAAACATTGGGCAAAGTATTGGTGCTGCACCAGTATTAAAGAAGTTAGTACATGCTGGACATAAATTGATTCTTTTTACTATGAGAAGTAATAGAATTACTTTTAAAAATGTAGGAGAACATATTACACCAGATACAAAAGGCACATTCTTGAATGATGCTATACAATGGTTTATAGATAACGATATTCCTTTATATGGAGTGCAATCTAATCCTGACCAACATAATTGGACAGAGAGTCCAAAAAGCTATGCTGAGTTAATGATAGATGATTCTGCTTTAGGATGTCCATTAAAATATGATAGTACTTTATCACATAGACCATTTGTAGATTGGGAAAAAGTAGAACAATTATTAATAGAACAAAAAATAATATGATAAACTTTGATTTTCCTCAATTATGTACAAAATGCCAAGGGTATAAAACTATGCCTTATACCTGGAGTAGCACTGTAACAGCAAAGATGTGTACATGTATAAGTCCTACAACATTAGCATGGGAATGCCCTAGATGCCATAAAGTAAATGCTCCTTTTAAAAATAGTTGTAATTGTCTTCCATTTAATCCTATGGGTGGGCAACCAAGTAAATATTTAGGAGATGAGATTGGACAATTTAATATTACACATAAATAATATTAAAATAACGTTTTTAAGAAAAAAAAATGAACTGTAAAAAATGTGGTGCCAAAGCATTATCAGAACTTTGTTTTAAATGTAAACCTAAAAAACCCTTATCTTCTGGTAAGGGTTTAAATAGGAAAATGTCTGCTATTTCTAACAAAAAGCCTAATATTGTAGAGAATAACAAACATTTGTATATAAGTAAATCTGTAATAGAATTATTTAAAAGAGAAGCAAAAAGAGAATTATTAGAAGATTTTTTTAAATTATGCTGGAAAAATAAACCACATTATAGTGAAGTTAGTGGAAAATTTTTATCAAATACATGTTCATCTTTATACCAACATCATATATTAGCTAAAAGTAAATATCCAGAGGCTTGTTTTGATGAAGAAAATATTGTATTTTTGACAGCTGATGAACATGCTAGTGTTGAATTAGATATGTATAAATATGAATACATTAATAAAAAAAGAGAACAATTAAAAATTAAATATAAATTATTATGAAAAACCAATTTTTGTACACAGCTACTATAGCTGACAAGAAGTTTCCTGCTTCTTTTAACCTGTCTAAAGTGATTAGATCACTTACTAATGAAGATGGAAGTCTTATTGTCATTTTAGATGACTTTAATGAAAGAGTAACACAACAACCAGATGTAGATATTAAAACAAACAAGTTTAAAGGCTACAAAAGTGTAAGAGAAACAGTACAATCTGAAATTGTATTATCACCAGAAGATGGAGCAAGATTTTTTCAATCAACAGAATATAAATCATAATTATGAAAGAGTTTAAACAACTAAGAGGCACTAGAATTTATTTAGAAATGCCGGAAGAACCAAAAAGTTTATTGCATTTAGATGATGAGTCAAAATTAGCTATTGAAGCTGAAAAAATGAAAAAATGGGGAAGATTAACAGTGTATGCTGTTGGTAATTCTGTTAATGCAGGTGTAGATGAAGAATTTCATATTAAAGAAGGAGATGTTGTAATGATTGATCCTACTGCTGCAAGTAAAATTGTAAAAATTCCTTTATCTGAAGATGTAGAAGTATTAATGCTTTCTAGTTTTGATATTGCACATATCTGGAAATAAATGATTTCAGTTTTAACTTTAACTTATAAAAGAGAACATTTGCTTGAAGAAGCGATTGAATCTTTCCTAAGACAAGATTTAGATATAGATTGTGAAATGGTAATTATAAATGATAACCCTGATGTAGATTATGTATATAACTATTCTAAAATTAGGGTTATTAATTGTAAAGAAAGATTTCCTTCTATATCAGCTAAACTTGAATGGGGATATAAACAATGTAAAGGAGAATATATTTATAGACTTGATGATGATGATTTGTTAGCACCAAATGCTTTAATAAATGTTGAATCTGATATAAACAATTTTCCTGGTTATGAAATTTATAGAAGTAAAGGAATGTATTATTATTTAAATAATGAATTTCAAGCTTTAACTTCTAGTGTTAATAATGGTAATGTATATACAAAAACATATTTAAATAGAATTACTTGGCCTGATACATCAGGAGATGAAGATAGTAAAATTACATTTGATCATAATGCAAAAATATATACATCAACATTAAACCCTACAATGATATACAGATGGGGTATGAATACTTTACATATATCAGGATTAGGGAAAGTGAGTAACGAAACTATACTTAATCAAGCTGATAAAGTACTTAATAATACAAAAGGAGTAATTGAACTACATCCTAAATTTTTAAATAGTTATTATTCTCAAATAACTTAAAATCAAAAAGCTCTATATCACTATAGAGCTTTTTTTTAAACAAAACATATAAAAAAAGAAAAGAATTATTTACTTAACCTCTTTTGTTTAAGAGGCTGCATTGGAGCTGTTCTTATAGCTTTATCATCCATAGATTTATTTTTTGAAAATGGTTTATCCTTTTTAGGAATTCCCACTTTTGGAGCCATTCTAGGCTTACCACTTTTCTTAGCTTTACCTGATGTCATTATTTACAACCAGTTTTACATTTAGCGACTTTCATACCTGTTTTAGCTTTAGGTTTAATTACCCCCTTACCAACAAGAATGTCTGCTTTAGTAACTTTTCCATCTTTATTAAGATCAGGAAATTTACCACCAGATTTAGCTTTTTTCATTTTTCCTCCACTTTTTAACATTTTGTAATTAGGTCCTCTATTAGTACCTTCTCCACCCATGGTTCCTTTTTTACCAGTAGATTTATCTACCATATTTTTATAATCATTAGCACCATTGCCATCATCTTTTTTAGTAGTTTTTTTAACTACAGGTTTTTTAGGTTGTAACATAATATTATTTTTTAATTATTAGCAATTCCACTTGCGAAGTGATTTATTAATTCTTGAATTAGGATCTTTTGCTGTTTTAGCACTTGTATTAACTTTCTTCATCCCTGACATTCGGGCACAGAATGATTTTCTTCTGTTAGCTGCTTTACTTCCAGGTTTAAGTTTAGAAGGTTTTGTAGTTACAGCCATTTTTAATTTACTACCAGGATTAGCTTTTCTGTAAGATGCTACACCTTTAGCATTTAATCCACCAGAAGGATTCTTTCCTTCTTTCTTTTGCCATGCTGCACTTGCCATTATTTCTTAGTTTTAGCTTTAATTTTCTTTTCTTGTACTAACATCTGTTTAGTAGGTTTTTTCCCACTTCCTTTATTCTTACGGATATTATCCCAAAGACCAGGTTTAGAAAATGAACCATCAGCTCTTTTAATCATACCACCAGCTTTTAATGTACTTCCTTTAAATGGGCCTTTCTTTTTAATAAGAGGACCATTAGGAACTTTTGTTATTTTATTACCGGATTTAGCTTTAATAGGTAAAGCACCTCTCATCATAGGTGCAGATTGAATAATGTTTTTTAATGAAGCCATTATTTCTTTTTATTAGATTTAGCAATCTTTTTAAATGTTTTAGCAAGAACTTTAGCTTTACCAGTACAACCAGGTTTAGTGATGGGTGTACATTTACCAGCAGTACCACGCTCCTTAATAGAAGCTGCAGCTTTCTGCATCCATTTTTTATCACCAGCCATAACTATTTCTTTTTAGACATTTTAGCACCACATTTAGCCATCTTTGTAGCACCAAGTGGTTTATCTTTTGTAAGAGAGGCTTTTCCTTTAGCACTAGCTAATGTTTTCTTTTGAACAGCTGTAAATGCTCCTTTAGGATCTACAGGACCAACTCTTTTGTTGGAGGCTTTAAGTCCAGTTAGACTTCCACCATTTTTCATTTTTTTAACAGCACCACCAGTTTTCATTCCTCTAAATATAGCATCTGCTCTTCCTTTAGCATCCAAAGGACTTTTTCCTTGTGTCTTTTCTAATCTTTTTCTTCTAGCATCCATTATTTCTCCTTTTTGTTTTGATTTAGGATCTTTACTTGAAAGTAAAGGATCTGGAGAATTAACTTTTTTAACTACTTCTTTATTTTGTTTATCTTGTGCTGAACGTAATGTTGCTACATTAGGAGATTTACCAGTTTTTTCTCTTAATTTTGCATAAGTATATGGTAATTCTTTGTTAGATTCTGTAACAGAATCTTTTTTTGTTTGAGCATAAATAGTATTATACTTGTTATCTAATTTAGCTTTTTGAATTGTAGTATTAGAATCTACTTTTTTACCTGTTTGAGCTTTAGGAGCTACCTTTTTCATTGTTGCCATAGCGTTTAAATGTTATATTGGGTTTTACAATAAGATCACGATGGGTATATTGCCATAGTTCTCCAGTTTGATTAATTATTATTGTATAGATGGTATCTGTTTCATAACCATAATCGGTAATAAACATGATTGAGCCATCTCCCTTTGGCGTTATAACATCTATTCTATTCTTTGGTTCGTATATTCTCATAGAGAAGAGCTTTTGTTTGAAAACAGCTGTTATTCGTCTCCCAACAGCTATGTTGTTATACTATTTCCATT